GCGAAGGTATACAGTCTATCTATCAACTGGACACGGAAAGTGCTTCACTTTCCTGGAACCAGCTCCCTCCAAACACTCTCACGGAGATACCATCATGAACAAGATTTTCACTCTCGGCATGGTTTTCGGTGCGGTTGCTTGTCTTGTCGGCGCAATTTTCACCGGGTCTGCTCCCACGCCCGCTTATGCAAATTCCTCAGTGACACAGGAACCGTTGCCCATGTTGGTGGTAGATTCCAGTGTCACCGTTGGAGAGATCACTCAAGTCGTCCCTGAGCTGGCTCCAGTGATGGTCACCGGTGATGTGATTCACAAGCAAAAAGGTGTCAAGGTTGTGATTGGTGAAAGTGTCATGAAGAAGTGCTATGATTACGGTATGTACAGTGGTGGGACGGATTCTGTGCGTATCTGTGAGTGAGGCGTGGCACGGTATTTTCCATGAAGAAACTGTGTTAGAGTATATGATGTAAGGTATACTCTAACACATGGAATCAAGGAGAGATGACAATGATTGAGATTTACCAGACGTGCAGTCGTCTCGGAACGATTCACTACTACGTCGCCAGTTCACTCGCAGAGTCTCGTGCTCTTGCCACCAAGCTCGCAGGCAAACGATACCGATACATCCTGACGATCTTTCCAACGCATCGAAAATATCACATTGCTAAAAAGATACTTGGGTTGTGAACCTTTTTGAACGGTGAGGTAAACTCTATCTATGTCAAAAATTGATATCGCTGTCCAACGTTTTTGCGCCCAACATGGCATCGATGCAAAAGATGTACTTAACATCATTCCTGACTTCAATGTTGATTCTGAAGGAAAAGAACCTTCAGCGTACTTTGATGCAAGTTTCCCACATGCAATCATGCCAGCAGATGAACTTCTGGCAGATTGGATCAAACTGACAATAAAATTGTTTAAACAGTCATAAACTAGACTTTAAATTTTTGCCCTCGAATTGTGATGGTTCGAGGGTAAAGGTATAGAGTCTATCTATTGGTTACTCAATAGGAGACGATATCATGATCTCGATCTCGATTTCTGATCTTGTGAGTGTTTGGGATGGAGATGATTTGAATGTCAAAAATGACATTCAACGTATCCTGGAACGTTTGCAATCGAAATATGAGATCGTAGGACTTGGACGAAATCGTGTTGTCTTTCGTGACAAAGATTGGGGTGTTCAAGGTTCCATGTAACACTAACGGTGTCTTAGACAACGAAAACGAATCGTCTGTTTATCATTCTTATCGGAAAAATCATCTCGTAAAATATGCACGTTGTAAAATGTGCAGTCCTTACGTCCTTGTCATGGAATACGTCGACATTGACATCTCATTGAATGACATGCCGGATTGGGCCATGAGCATAGATTGTCAACAAGTTGGACGTGATCGACAAGGGAATATCGTGGCATACGATTTCGGTACCACGTAATGATGACTTTTCAACCCGGTGAGATTGTGAAAGCCGGTCACTTTGGTGTGACCTTGTCAAACAAAGGACAAGAAAAAATAGAGCTTCAACGCGGCGAGTTGATGACAATCTTGAAAATATCGTGGTATGGTGACCACGTGAAGGTACTTTCGACAAAAGGTCAAGGTTGGACTCATATCAGAGACTGTGATAGACTCGCCAAAGCGTGATAGAGTCTAATCAATGGCAAAAATCAATCTCACTCACAAACAAGTCGCTGAACTCTGCCCTCAAGCGTTCCAGACGTTCTTGGAAACATACGGTGAGGCTCCAGAATTCATCGATCAGTGTGAATTTTTCATCAAATTTGAAATCACAATCAGTGGTGAACACAAATTCACCCTCTTTCATACGGAAGGTCCCGAGGTATTTGCACAAATTTATGAATGGCACAACGGTGAATGGGAGTGAAAGTTAGAATCTTAAATATTTGCCACTGAATTGTGATGGTTCAGTGGCAAAGGTATAGAGTCTATCTATCAACTGGACACGGAAGGCAAACATCATGAACAATATTTTCAATCTCGGGCTCATCTGTGGTGTAATTCTCTCTTTCGTCATGATTCTGATGTCAAGCACCAGTGTCACCCCAGCGCACGCCACTTCAAACACCTCACGTTATCAGATGCTTCCCGTGATTGTCAACGTGGTGCCTTCATCTCCCATTCCAATGGCTTCCACTGTCGTCGCCCAAAAGAGCGCCAAAACTCGCGTGGCGGTCACTGACAACGGTCATCACAACTGTTATGACTACGGGATGTATTCCGGAGGAACCGACACAGTTCACATCTGTGAGTGATAAACGGTGTATTTGATAACATTCTAATGTATGGTTCCAAACAAATAGGAGGATTGTAAATGGATCTCACTCAATTTGAAGTTCACCACAGTGAAAGAGTCCGTACTTCGGTGCCGAGGATGGACAGTGCAAGATATGTCAAAGCTAAGTTGTTTGGTTTACCAACTGAGATGACTGTTTGGCTGCAAAATGAAACACCCATGGGTTATTGGATTCAAATTGATCCTGATGGTCCTTATCGGCTTGTTGAAGAAATCACTGAATTGTGATAAATTCTCTGGTCATGGTATAAAATGTTATCATGACCAAAGAAGAACTCTCTGACAAACTGGATGAGGCTTTCAATCTCGTGGAGGCAGTGAAACTCGAGATTCAAACAGACCCTCGACTCGCTGAGTCGACAAAGCATCTATCTGTCGTCTGCAATAAACTTACACAAGTCTCAGCGAACCTTCAGAAGTGAATCTCTCTCACTGAGAGTTTATACTCTATCTCAATGGAAACACTCCAAACTATCGCCCGTAAGTTTCTCGGTTTCACCACTCTCGAAACTCGCAGGTCAGATTCACTCGACTTCAAAGAAGTTTCTGTCGAATCTGTGAAAAAAGCGCTGGAAGCTGCTTACCAACTCGGTCGCAGTCATGCTAATTTCACCAACTCTGTGAAAGACTCCAAAGACGAGGAGTGATGCTGGAATGCACTCAGAATAATCATCGGATTGAGAGATGGAATCAGTGTCCCTCAACCCGCGGGTTGTCTGATCGCACTTCTGGTGAACGAGAACATGTCTGTGATTGTCATTGTTCTGGACCCACCCAGCCGGGGCCACTTGTGCCAGTGACACTGTGAGCCGCCATTTTCTCAGTGGATAGATTCAGTGTCCGGCCCATGAAAATAATCGAGGTCACACTCTAGGGCGGCGATTCTTGAGCGATGGGTCAGTGCCGCGGCGTCAGGTATCGGTCAGGGGTGAACTGGAACGTCATAACGCCTTCAACGTCAACATCACTTTCACAGTTCATGATGAAACGATCAGAACACTCTTGGCACGGATATTTCCACCAACCCAGTGTGAACCTGATACGAGGGGAGGTTATACTCTAACTCATGACCGGAAAGCCCAACGAAACTGAAACTCGTGCGGACGCTTTGAAACGAATCTTGAAGGAAGAGGTTGATCAATCTGGGTGTGGACACGTTAGTGCTGATGTCTTGTTGGAAGCTGATATTCATTGTCAATCTTACGATCATGTCTATTATTTCTTGTTCGGCACCCTGTATTGTGGAATCTGGGCATCTAACGAGTTGATCAAACAGAAAGCATACTACGACCCGAAGCGCGACGCCTGGTTCAAGGTCAAATGTAATACGCGTTACGCCACCTAATCTGATAATTGTCATCTGAGAGCGGGATCAATGACATCCCGCTCTCAGGTAACACTGTCATCTGACGTTCAGATTAGAAACTGACGATAACGCTGGAACACGACATGGCATCCATCCAATAACGGACGATGCCATTTGATCGTGTTATGATCCCAATCAGTTCTATCCAGACACCCATCGACCACACAGAAATATATTCATTTTCAAAAGTTTCAAAATAGTTTGAAACCTAATAGATTTTGGATTTTGATTTTAGACACCACATCTCTCGTGGCACACAGTGTCTTTAACATTATACTTTGGGTGTGGCACACTTACACAAAATCTACGTTTATTGGAACGATCGATTCGTAGACATTCCCGTCCAATCGATCCAACACTGCAAGAAATTTATACCCCACATGACACAAACAGTCATAAAAAAATAATCAAGTGTTTGTGTATCATCGATGTCGATAGCTTATGACACTTTCACAAAGTGTTGTTAACTTTTCGATGTGTAAAACAACATCGAAAAGGTTATACTCTATCTCAATGGCAACCACCCTCGCTCTGCTGGTCACTCTCTTCAACGTCACTTTCACCACGGTGCCCGTTGACACCACCATCGAACTTTCACCGGTCACCATCAGCGCCGAGGATTGTGAAAGTGACACCCAGGTTGAAGAGTCATACGCTGTGATTATTGAAGAAGCCAAGCTCACCATCTATTAGTGTGAAAGTTGTGGGGGTGCAAACCCCCACAACACTGTGAATCTTCGACAGCGAAAGTATATAGTCTATCTATCAACTGGTAACAAGGTGGAGCAAAACATCATGAACAAGATTTTCACCCTCGGCATGGTTTTTGGCGCGGTCGCTTGCTTGGTCGGTGCAATTTTCACTGCAAGCGTTGAAAAACACAGCTACGCAGCACGCACCACCAATGATGCAGCACTGCCCATGTTGGTGACCAATCCCGAGCCCACTGTCACCGTTGGAGAAATCACTGCGGTTGTGAAAGTTGCTGCACCACGCCCGGTCGCAAAATCTGTGAAGGTCACCGTCGCACAACCCTCACACCCCCACTGCTATGATTATGGGATGTACACAAACAGCAGTGACACGGTTCATATTTGCGAGTGAGTGAAAGTGTGGCGATACGCCCCGGTTCATAGCCGGGGTGAAAGACCCTGGTAAAAGGCCGGCGCAAAACACCCCGTTTCAACCCCCTTGTGGGCCCCCTAATAAAGGGCCTTAAACAACCCCATATTAACCCCATCAAAAGGGGTGGAGTGGCTGGCAGCTTTTGTGGGGCCCTTGAGAACCGTCTCGTGGGCACTAAGGCTATGTGCGCACGCGAAAAATTTCTGGCTTGAAATAGTCACTTCTATAAGTCAAACACAGGCCAGACGGTCAGGATTCAGTCCTGACCTGGGAATTTATCCTTGATCACCTCATTTCTGAATTTATTATGTGCGCATAAGGAAATGAAACATTTCCGTTGATCGTGTCATTGACACGACCGTCGAAAAATTTTCAGGTCAAACGGTCAGGATATAATCCTGACCTGAACTGACTTTTGTCTTGTCCTGATAAAATGCAAACGTCAGACAACCAACCGCCCATTACAAGATAGTCAATATAACGCTGAATTTACCACAAAGGAAATGCAATGAATGCATTTCCGCTGGCACTTGTAAGTGACATAAAGGTGATCGCTTAATCCTAATCGTGTCCGACCGCTGAAATCATATTCCTCGATTCCTTTTGATGTTAACATCGTGACTTTTGTTCCGTTATGTCTAAGAACGATCATCCTATGATAGTTGTCCTGACGGTTAGGATAAATTCCTAACCTCGGCTCCGAGCCATCGCATTCGCCATAGTCCGACCAATGAACCAACCCTAAAGGCATCATCTGTGATCATTGAATCTGTTCATTCATTGCAATTCCGTTGACATGATTTTACGTTATTACATTGCAATGTTTAAATTGTGATCAATGCATCAACTTATGATAACATTAACTGCATATGACATCACAAATTGAGATGGTTTGGGTGTGTCCGAGTTGCAAGTCCACCGTCCTCGGACGACACAAAAGTTGCACTGGTTGTGGTCGACGAAAGACACGGCATGAAAGTTTCATCATGCCATCGGAATTGCAACAACTGACAGATCTGTCGCTTCTTGAGAAGGCGGCGTTGCCACCTGATTTGCAGTGCCAATTTTGTGGCGCGATGCGATTTGCGGCCACCAGACGGTCAGACAGTCGGGATACATCCCGACCTGGACTAAATCCTGACCTGAATTGCGAGAATTGTGGTGGTCAAGGAAGTGAAACACTTCCATGGGATGCCCAACCTGACAATGACATTGAAATGACAAAAGCGTTTCGACCCAAGTTTCACAACTGGAAACGTTGGGGGCTCGTGGCTGGTGGCGTTCTTGGATTGGCCGTCGTATCATACTTGGTGTTGAGACCACACGTCGAAGGCGCCAAGGTTGATGCGTCACATTGGGTTTACACCGTGAGCGTGGAACGTTTTCATAGCGTTCATGATGAGGGGTTCAACGCTCCCTTTGGCGCTGAAAACGTCACGATGTCCGGTGCTCGGGTGCATCACTATGTCTCCGTTCCAAACGGGTTTCACTCGGAGTTTGTGACCGACTCTCGGTGTGGTCAGGTTTGCACGCCAAGACCCCAAGTGTGCCAAACGGTGCCCCGCAGTTGCACCTCAAATCGCAACGGTTTTGCGACATGCACAGGTGGAGGAACGACGTGTTCTGGTGGTGGGATGTCATGCGTCACTCGAAGTTGTTCGGTGTCCGTCCAGGATTATCGTAACGATCCTGTCTTCATGCCATGGTTTTCTTGGGACGTGTGGCGATGGGATCATCAACGTGACGTCGTCACCGAGGGAAATTCCGTGGAGACATGGTGGCCGAGCGACGAAAAGATCGCGTTGCGGTTGACGACGTCAGGTCGTGAGGACGAACGAATATCGGATCGCAAGGAAAAGTATGACGTCACGTTCACCACCGATTCAGGAAAGGTTGTCACCTATCACCCGGCTTCACGACAAGGTTTTATCGGTTTTCGGATTGGTGACCGGCATCGATTGAAAATCGGTCTGTTGGGTGTCGATGTTGTGAACGGGAAATGAAACCTTTCCGTTGATGTCAACTCTAAACAGAGATTGTTGTTGCAACTATGAGGACTGGCACCGTGGCGACCTGATTCGTTGTAAGCATAGTGCCATGGTCTATAGAGGCGTTCATCAAGATAATCCACGCTGGGAAGCCAAGGGTGCCCTTGGGTTTGTCCTCGCTCATGGCCAGCGTTGTGATGAATGTCTCAACGATGAATCTTATCTATGCAAATGGCAAACACAAGTCCTGGTGAGGCGTGGCATCGTCTACGTTGATGACGAGGATTGGGTGAAGGTCGATGATTAGGGGTGATCTGGTAAAGATACGGTGGGTTGAAGGTGTGTCTGCATGGACAGAAATTGTTGATCTCGAACGACTGCCACGCGGGGCACCAAGACTCACATTAAAAAAATCAGGTGAAATTGGTGTGCTTCTTGAGCGTGGCGACGGCGTTTGCGTCATCCTAAGCGCTCACGGTCAGGTGACTATTCTTAAACATTATGTTACAAGGTTTATCACATGATCGGTGAGCTTAGAAAAATGTTGTCGCATGATAGGATTGGTCCGGATGGCAAGGCTCCCAAAGTTTGCCTGTATGCATCAGAGAAGGAATACCTATACCGCCTGTATTATGCCGTGTTAGAAGAGGGTGACGTGTGCATCGTTCTTCATCGTGACAACAGTTTACTTCAAGTGTTGACATCAGCCGGCACTGCGTTTATCGAGGTGCTTGACACCAAGACGATTTACGGTGATTATGGTAAATTCTACACTCATCATAGGTGACATTGCAAAGGTGGAACGTAACGACTGGGTCGTGATCATCCTTAAACAAGCGACATACCCGTTGCCATCAGATGAATCAAGATCAATGAAGATGTCTTACGTTCTAAGCGCCAATGGCGTCTGGTGGATTGCGACATCTTCCTTATGTTGTGTAAATTGAATGTCAGAAATGTTATGATTGACACATGATCGGTGAATTGCGATCTTTGCAGGAACGCCCGAAAAACGATCAGGTTGGGCTGTCAATGACAGCGGAACGCGCTTGGGCTGGTCTTATTGATTTTTCTGTAAAAAATCATTCTATATGTATCATCCTTGGTGTGGAAGCCGTCGGTGGTTTTCACATGATTTTTATGTTGACACATCGTGGGATAGGATGGGTCGATAAATCAGAAATTAGGGATTTATGACGTTAAATCGTGGTGAATTACAATATATACGCCATAATCCTGGCACAAAACGTTCTCGTCACGCTGAACAGATTGGTTTGGCATCGTCCGCCGCACAGGTTTGGTTGACTCGCACTGATTTTTTCGTAGATCCTTCTCCATGTGTCATTATTGATGTGGCCTTGGTCGGAGGATCTAATGTGATCTTTGTGTTAACCCAACGTGGGCCAGGATGGATTTACGAATCAAAGGTTGGGGATTTATGACGTTAAATCGTGGTGACATTGCGATTATCAAACGTATTGATGTGATCGTGATCGTTCTTAAACAACGTAGGACACATCGAACAGCTGAAGGATCGCGTTCCCTTCAAATGTGTTATGTTCTAGGTTCAAGTGGTCTTTATTGGATCGCATCATCGTCGTTACACATGGTGAAATTGTCGTCAGAATATGATACTATTGACATATGACACAACGTTGCAAACATGGTGAATTACTGTTGGTTGATGAAGAATCAACAACGTTTGCATTTGAAACCATTGGGTGTACACGAAATAAAAGTCATGTTGAAAAAACTGAAGTCGTGATATTCATATTTCAAGCAGGAAAACTTTTTCGAGTGTTAACGATGCGTGGATTAGAATGGTGTATGGGCGTTGGGTCAAATGATTGAACAACATAAATGTGGCGAGCTTCTGATCATCAAGAGAAGAGGACACGGCGTGCCGACGACGGCAGGTCTCATGGCTTCCACACATAAAGGTGGTGGAGGAGCGATCCTTTTGCAACCGTATAATGTTGTCATTTTTCTGAGGCGAAGTGGTTTAGACGTTCAGATACTAACATCGCATGGTGTGGTATGGATTTTTGGGTCTCATGTTTGTAGGTTACCCACAGAATGAACTTCTGTGGGATGTAAAATACAATAAGTTCATGTCTGACAAGAAAATCTGTCTGAACATTGTTGGTGGGGACACGTTGTGTGTTCTGTTTCCAGAATTCCTCTTATATAACAAGCTTGAAGTCGCCGCTCGACCATGGTTCATTGATGATGATGGGGAGTTATGGACCAGAGCCGACGGACCAAACGCTCCAGAGAATTGTTTTTTAAAGCTTGTTGAGCCACCTCCTGGAAAGGATTGGATCATCGTTCCGTCGTCACAAGTGTCATTTGTGAAATGTTGATAAGTGGCATCTAAAGTGTAATAAACACTCAACCATCAGAAAAAACTCAATGTTTAATTGAGGTGACATTGTCGGCGTTTTTCTTCTTTGTAAGCGTAATCTTCCTTTTGACAAGGGTGCGATCGAACCTGCCATTGTTATTAAGAAAACGCTTAACGAAGAAATGGGATGCACCGTTTTAACAAAACAAGGCATTGAAACAATTCGTATTGAATGGTTAACACGTCTTATATGAAAGACAATGAGATTGAAGAAGAACGACGTATCATAAGCTCAGGAGATCTCGTTCTATTTTTGGATGAGAATAGCTATGCTAGGCTAGAAATTGGTATGATCATCGTCGAGACGTCTGTTCCTAGCACGTTCCAAATTTTGGCATATGATGGCACGCGCAACTGTGCTGCTGCATGGTTTCATATTTGGCTATGAATCATCAAATAGGATCGTTAAGAAAGTTTTCTGCCACAGGATATTATTGTGCGTATTCATATGACGTCAACTCTGGTGAAATCACCAAAGTAAAATACGTTCCATCAGAAGAAAGATTGTTCATCTGTCTAAAAAGCGTGACAGTCAAACCTGATGATGATGAACTTCGTGATCGTTTACACGGAGGCACCCCAGATGAACTGATGATGATATTGTGTTATAATGGTGTCATGTGGATACATGTAAACACAACAGAATGCGTTCAATGTCATGATTGAACCTGGAGACTTGTTGTGTATTGCAAAAATAAGTGGTTTATACGACGGTGACGAAAGTAAATACGTTTATGATCATTGTAAACGTTCTGTTGGCATCATTGATCTATCAGACGTCGCATTGATGATCGCATGGGATGATGCTGAATGGCGAATCGAGATATTGTCAAAATACGGTGTTGTGTTCCTCACACCGAATAGAGTAACAAAACTATGATCAATCAAGAATTATCGGTTGGAACGTTGTGGATTACTTCTAAATCATTGTATCGAACACGTGATGATGGTGAAATTGGTTGTTTAATCCCAGAAGGTTCTGAAACGTTTTTGTTGTTGTGTCAACCATTTGTTTCGTATGAGTTTGTAAAAATTGTTTTTGTGTTAGGACGTTGCGGTGTAGAAGAGTTTGCAGCCACACACTTTTCTAACGGAAATATGACACAATGTTAGAAGTTGGAACGTTGCTAACGCTTAGTGATAAACGATCGTCACATCAAAGTCACGTGTCTTCCTCGGACACATTGATTGTTGTCAAAATCGATCATGACAAAGATTCGTTTTTGACAATAAGTCGACTTGGTTCGATGTGGTGGCCATTTAATTATGTCAATTATATTTTGATGATCGTGGAATGAAAATTCCATGTAAATAGTGTTTAATTGTAACATGTCAGACAACATTTCAGAAATTGTTGGTGCTGCCGAGCGTGTTATCACAGTTCGAGGTGTAAATTGTTGTTGCGAAGGTCCCATCGATATGGGATTCCTTGATGACATATCGCTTGACGCCGCGCAACACATGGTCGATTTCCGTTGTTCATGTGGTAAGTGTTGTTGGTCAGAAAAAGAAGACCTGCCCCATCCAGAATGTCAACAATTTTTGCTTGCATTACGTAAGGTTTCTGTTGAACAAAGAACCGAATTGTTCAAGAGGAACTGGACGTTGTGAAAAATCCTGGTGATTTTTATCGAGTTTTTACTTCACGATTTTACGTTTACAGCATAGATAACATCGTCGGATTTCTCGAGACAAACGATGTGTTTCTTGTCATTCGACCGTGTCCGCCACCTCAATACCATGAATTTCAAGAGGTTTTAATCCTCACAAAATTAGGTATTGGATTCATCACTTGTGAAACAATAGAGTCGAGCAGCGAATTGATTGAATCATGGATGATTTCACGCCAAAAATCAGGAGGCCGACGCTTTCGAAATGTCAACACGAAAGTTTAATTAGACTTGCTTATTGGCTTCGGTTAAAAAACGTTGACACAATGAGCCGGCGACAACTGATTAGTTTGATTCACTGGCTCTTTACAAGACGCGAAAAGAAAGAGAGAAATTTAAATGTCGGAAGATTTTAATGATCAAACCGGGTTAATTGTTACGTTTCGATGTCGGAACTGGTTGACGTATCCTTCATGCATGCGATTTCAAGCTGGGTATTTTGACCTAAGAAGTGAAACTTGTGACGATATGATTCGAGGTGTTGAAGAGTTGGGTTGGCAAGTTCATTTCAATGATGGTGTTGTCTCAACGAGAGCACTATGTCCGGTGTGTGTTAAGAGAGCATCACAGCAGGGCGAAACTTTGCCCTCTGACGGCGGCTAGAATATTCGCGAGACAATAATGCAGTATCATTCACCGGCCCGTGATGAATTATTTAGTGACAACGTGGGTGACCTACGTCAGACAACGTATGTGACGCCAGTGTTTATCAACATCGGTAGTCAAAAAGAAAGATTGTTAGAAGGTGAGGTCTTCATAATCATACGACGACGTTTTAGTTCAAATATGTTTATTATTCTCACTAGGTTTGGTACACGATTGATTCTTGGCCATTTTGTAAAAGACGATTCAATTGTCGTGACACATGTTGAAAAGTAACTTACTTTTAAGAAAAGGCGATTTATGTTGCGTCGTGGGTGACATGCCCTATGCAACAAATGCAAATTTATTTAGAACTGATGGCATGCCAGAAAGCATCATGGCGGGTGAACCTGTCATTTATGTCAGGTTCGATAACAATGTATCAGGCACTACTTATCATTACGTCTTATCAAAATTTGGATTGATGCGTATGGTAGATAGAAACATCACATATGCAAACATTTCGTAAAGGAAAACTTTACTCTCTGGTGATTCATCAAGTCGCACAACGGTTCGATGAAGTCAACGCTCATTATGTTACTGAAAACGATGATGAACTTGAAGAAGGGGAATGTGTCATTTACATTAGATCGCATAGAGGAGGCTGTCCGTCAACGCTTTGGTGCTATGTGTTGACAAAATTTGGTATTCGTGAAATTCGTAAAGAATGTCTAAAAAAGGAAATCTAACAATGTTTTTACCTTGGTTTGAGATTGCTAATTTTCATAACGTTCGACGCCTAGTTACACAATATCCACACCTTCTAAATGGTGATTCCAGACGCAAATATCGTGGAAAAATCAAATTGCATGGCACGTGTTCTGGCGTGCAGGTGACAAATATTTCCGTCACACCAATGTCGAGAAGTCAATTCCTGTCACCAGCAAACGGCATTGATAATGCCGGATTTGGAAAGTGGGTCATTGACAATTTTGACAATTTTGCCAACATTGCTGTTGCAAGCGATTCAACACTGATCATTTATGGCGAATGGTGTGGTAAGGGAGTCCAGAGTGGTGTGGCCGCCAGCCAGTTGTCAGGAAAGATCTGGGCAGTCTTTGGAGCAAAATTGGTTTGTGGTGACGCAGTAGAGTTTATTGACGATCCTCAACGTTTGAGTGAAATTGTTAGCGGAATTCCTGACACATACGTTCTTCCTTGGATAGAAAACTCTGAAATTATCATTGATTGGGCTTCATCAGCTGATGAATTAGAGCATGCAATTCAACCCATCAACGATCTCGTTTCACATGTCGAGGCATGTGATCCATGGATCTTAGAAAATTTTGGAATTCGAGGCGTCGGTGAGGGTGTGGTGTACTATCCGGTCGGAAATAACGTCGAAGATTTCAAAAATTTGGCCTTTAAGGCAAAAGGAGAGAAACATAAGGTTGTCGCAACAAAAAATGCTGTTGTCGTTTCTGCGACAGTGACAAAATCATGTGAAGATTTTGCAAAACTGGTGTTAGCACCCGCTAGACTTCAACAGGGGATTGATGTAATCGGTGCAGCAACGTTTGAAATGAGTAAAATCGGAAACTTTTTGAAGTGGTGTCATCAAGACGTTGAAAAAGAGTGTCAAGCGGAGTTTGACGCCACACAAATTGACAAAAAACTATTAGAAAAAGCGTGTTCAACGTACGCTAGAGCATGGTATATCGAACAGTCAAAAAAGGTATGATATGTTGGAAATCGGCACTTTGTGCCAAACAATTCATGAAGACACCGTCCAAATCGGAGGAGGTAGATCAAACAATCAAATGGTCAACCTCCACAAAGATTCAATCGTGTTGATTTTAAAGTACAATAAAACAAATCATTTGTGTAACGTCATATCAACATCAGGTCTTGGTTGGATTTGGCCGAAAAATTTACGTCAGATGTAATTAAGCAAAGAATAACATGAAAAAATATCGTTGTCGCGTGATGTTGCCAGAAGTCAGTGAATGGAAAACAATCGAACAACGTTCTGGTGTTATGGCGGCAAATGAATTCTTTTTTGTGTTTGATAATTTGCCTTGTGTTAGGTATAACAACGTAAATTACGCGACAATTGAAATTGAAGATGATAAACCAATCATCGTAAGTAATGCACGAGAACGACAAAGTTCTATCAAAATCGCTTCAAAAATAGAACTTTGTGTTCGACTGGCCTGTGACGAACAATTGAATTACAAATGTTAAATTTAAGTCAAGGCGATTTGGTAAACATCAATCATCGTATGGGATATAAAAGTTTCCCTCGAGAACACGTTGTCCAATGGATGGGCGATGTTCGTCGAGGGATTGTTTTATCTGTTCAAGAAAACACAGATCTTGTTAGAATTTTGACTGCTACGGGAACTTGGTGGATCAATCACGTTCACCTCAACAGAATTAGATTATATGAGCCTGTCAGAGTATCAACGGGAGTCTTGCATCTTAAACAACGCAAGCATTCCAACGACTTTGAACATTCCTAAATCTTCTAACGCTTTTGCAGCCTCTTGAAAAGTTGAACCTGTTGTCACGACGTCATCAACGATCACGACGTTATACATTTTAGAGTCTCCACCGAGAGCAACGTCAATGATTGAATCATTTGCAGCTTGCCAGTTCTGCACGGCAGACCTGAACGCAGGCTTTACGTATTTTCTGATGCTTGGTGTTGGGTCTGCTTTCATTCTCTCAAGACCTCTTGTCACTGACTTTTGAGTTGTCGGTGACATCTTGCTTAATTTTTCAGGATCGAATTGTGCATTTTTCAGTTGTTTCACAACGCCAGCTGGGACGAATTTTGCTCCTAGTTTTTGAGCGATGACAGTGGCAAATATACTTGCGAGTTGGCTCCTCGATTGAGGACACGTCACGATATCAACTTTTTCTGTTATCCAACTTGCGGCTCGACCACCAAATTTTTGTGCAAGTTTTTCCTGAATTCCAGGTTCAATCACCATGTTGTGTTCTGAGGCATTTCCTAGTTTAATTGCTTCAACAACGTCTTCTGGAGAGAATTCAGGAATGTTTTTTGAGTATGCGCCAGCAAAGCTTTGTGCGACTTGAATCGGTGCGAGAACCTGTTGTCGATTTGAGGTTCCCTTGATGTAAGGTTTCCCAGGTGCCATGAACCCAAAGCCGTTTTCAGTGTTGCCACCGTCTGTCGAACCAGTAAACGTAACTTGCCACGTTCCAGGTGATTTTGGATCTGCGGCGACGTTTATTGCCTCAGACAGAGTTTGTCGTATCATCAATCGTAAACATTCTCTTAACGTATGATTAACCATAATGATAAATAATGTGCATATCAGCAAGATGAGAATTATAATTGTTTCATGCTTCAAATAGTGTCAGATGGATTTCAAGGTCGATTGTGCAAAATCTTTTGGCACGATTCTAATCCTCTGTCACAATATCTTCGAAGTGATCCAACGTCTCCAGTGAATCAGATACCATGTTTCGCCTTTGCCGAAGATCCTCAAAACATTGGGCACAGACAACTCTTCCATCTTCAATTTAACGATATTGTTATCATTCTTCAAAAACTACGTGGCAAAAAGCGTGTTCAAGTGCTAACTAAGTTTGGTGTTGGATGGGTGAGTATGGATTACTTACGTGGTATCACTACTTAGTGCATTCTAGGGTATCTATACCATGTCGACAAAGTTCCAAGTAAGTAGACTTTTTACGTACGTTGGTAAGAGTCGAATTAAGTTATTCAATTTTATTGAAGGTGACGATATAGTCGATCAAACAAAAGGTCAAGCACAATTTCTTTATCATAATGATAAAATAATCATTATTGATATTTCGCATATCAATGTAACACTTGATATCATGTGGATCTCGTTTTTAACTTCTCGCGGTCACGTAGGAATGATTCAATTAGGAATTGATGATTCGCACAGAGTTTCATGTTTGTTCATACATGAAACGTGATTATGTAACTTATGGCATTTTATGTTACCATTGATGCATGGTAAACACATTTGAATGCCATAGTGTGTATCAATTTATTGGTCCTGAATCACATTATGTATCAAAAGGTTTGTTTGACGACACGTTCGTTGGGAACGTTCATGAAAATGATCTCATCTTTGTATTGAATGTCCTTGAAAGTGAAGATCGATATGCACTAAGAATTCTTTCATCGCAATATGGTTGTGGAATTATCGAAGTTGAAAAATCAGAAGTTGACTTGAAAACGTTCGTTCTAATAACATGAAAATCTCTGACAAAAATTTTGCTATAATCGGAAAAGTGTATCGTTTTTTTGGTGAAGCCGACGGCGACTGTTTTTGGTTCGCTAGGAATCGTGTTGATTATTCGTTAGGAAAGCTTGATGTACGTGTACAATGCGGTGATTTAATTACAGTGTTGGAACATCAGGTAAATTGGTGTGATGAAACAAGCGATTATGAAATTTCCGTCAAACTCTTGACTAAGAACGGATGTGGATACATCGTTGCAATGATGAATGATGTGAAATACATGCCTCAATTTATGGAAATCACATGAATGAAAAAATAGTAATCAATGAATTATTGACATTGTTATGTGAGTTTCTTCCTCAGTGCGTTGGAAATTGTGGTGAGGTTGCAACTCGTAGCACAAATTGTTCATGTCCAATGGGTGTCACTTATTATTGCGACGATTGTGATATTCCATTGACAAAGCTATCATCGTTCAAAGGTTGGGAAGATTTACCTTGGTCTACAACCGTTAGAAACGCTAAAAAATTCAAATGAAATTTAATAAAGGCGATCTAGTTGTCATTATCAATCATAACGGTGTGAAACCGCTTGATAAGACATTTGACACAGGAACGTCTTTACGTGTTGCAGTTTATGACGATAACATGAAATATGCAACGCATCTAATAGCAAATCAACATGGAATTGTCATTGAAGATAATGACACGATGTTAGTGAGCGTGATGTTTGAGTCAGGACGTTACTTGATTCAACGTAAATTTATAAAAAAGCAATAAAAATTGCATATTTAACATTAGAATGAAAGAAACTCTTAGACAATACATTTCCTTAGTTTTAGAAGCAATACATCAAGAGAGACCAGAGGGAACAACCTCAAGTAAGTTTCTATTCAATGAGTTTAAACAACTAAAAGATCAAAATGAAAAAGTTCAATACGCCAAGCAACGTCTAAAATTGCTTGGCGAAGGCTCGTCACGAATCACGTTCATCTTTACGAACAGACACGTGCTAAAAATTGCAACTAACAAAGCTGGCTTTGCACAAAACATGGCTGAACTTGACGTTGCAACAAATCCTAACATGAAACCAGTCATTGCAGAATTGAAGGATTATGATCCTAACGGTTCTTGGCTAGTTGAAGAAATGGTTCGTGAAGTCGACGATCAAGAGTTTGAAGATTTGTCTGGCGTTCCATACGTATTTTTTACCCAAATTATCCAGTCACATGTGAATGCGTCACCGTCAGCACAAAAACGGCTTATCAGCAGACTCGATCCAAAGGGTCAGCAGTGGATAAAAAATGTCATTCATATGATTGAGACAGGAAATCTGATCGAGGCTGACTTTTTGAAAGTTGAACATTGGGGCAAGACAGGTTCAGGTCGTCTTGTCATCATGGATTATGGTTATACTGAAGACGTGTTCAATCGTCACTACGATAGTGGTACAGTCGCTCCAACACAAATTGCTGCAACAGAAAAAGCGCCCATAAGCCAACAACCCACACGAAATATACAAAAATAAGGTTTAGGTTACATTTGATTTTAGGTGACAATGAAAAGTTTGAGACAAATGATTTTAGACGTGAAACGACGTACATCTCCAACAGTATCTTCTGATGTTGATGAAATCATTGATCTAAAATCAAATCATGTAAAGCCTAGCACTTTGATTGGTATGTCAAAGCAGGACGCTGTGTCGTTGGTTTAAAAACAACAAATGTTAGCGCGAATCATCAGAGAAGATGATATCTGGTTTGTCGTGACTAGTGACTTGCATCACAATCGAATGAATCTTGAAATTCAAAAAGGAGTCGTGGTGAAAGCTGCGATTGGATAAAATGAACGTAAAAAATGTCATTGGAATGAACGTTAATGAAGCTGTTAAACTTTTAAAAGAATCTGGTTTCACCGTAAATCAACATAATGAAGGAATGCCCCATTTGTTGACGTGTGATTATAGACTTGATAGAGTTACAATTGTTGTTACAAATAATATTGTAACCAATGCTTCGTTAGGGTAATCTAAAAATGTAACAGAGGTGTAACATGTTTAATGTCAGTCGTTTTGTTCTTCCCACGTTGTCTGTCGGCGGGTCAGTTACGATGATAACAGCAACTGTATGTTGTATGTTTTTTGGGCAAATTGCTGACGTTATATGTTTTGCTACAGTTACAGGATTACAAATTTACAGATCGTATCTTGATGTTAATTCTCTAATAAAGGTAAAATAATGCAAAAATTGCAAATTGCTGTTGATTGTTTGTCAAATCCAATTTATATTGGCAGTAAAGTTGCGTATGCAATAGGAACTTATGGTGGTGGCTCTGCTCTTAGAATTGGTGTGGTTTACGGCGTAGACATTAATGAAAAAAGAACTTTATTGCGAATTAAAGCCACAACAGCTAAAATGTGGGATTACGAGCAACATGATTACGTGACTAAAGAAGTGAATCGTAGTACTTCAAATCTAACAAAGTTAATTGTAATTACAACCTGAAAGGATATTGTTTTGAAGAGTTCTGACTATCGCGCTAGATTGAATTTTGTTGTTTCTTCTTATGTTAAGTCTGGTATTTCTGATTCATTGATACGTAACAGTCACATGAATCATTACGATGAAGAAACGATTGACTCAAACGTTGTCAAACAACACTTGTTAGCAATTGTTGATGATTTTTGTGAGTCATATCAGGGCAGCGACAAAATCATTGATGTGTTGAATGGTTTAACAAAGGTAACAAAAAAACATCAATTAGATTATGACGTCTATCGTCAAACCACGATTGATGCATATCTTGTTGACTTTTTAAACTATTTTGCCATGAACTCTGGCGTTGATTTAGCGTTATATGTTGGCGATCTTTACTGACAGATAGTCTAACATGTGAAAAGGCCTGAAAACAGGCCTTTTTCCGTTAAACAACGATAATCTATATTTTACAATTTTCATATGTCGTCTAACACAAAAAACGTCGTAGCTATCACATTAATTGGTGTTGGTAAAGTTTGTGGATTGTGTGGAATCATGTTGGGTTATACCAATCATAGAAATGTTGCCGCGTTACTTTTGTTGATTTATGGTTTGTTGATATTAACGTCAGTTTTGCTGTGCATTTCGTCATTGATCAATAACTTAAAAATTGAAAAATCTGATAAAGATGTGATTCGACGCCTTCATGAAGAAGGCGTGTTGAAACACTATTTATTAGAGGTATGTCAAAACGCAAACTGATAACATTATTGTTAAGTGTCCTTGTGGGATGCGAATCACCTTCTTACGCTAATTCGTCAGATGCTTTCATATCGTTACCAGATGTGAATGATAGTGTGATAGCTGACGTGTTAGACTCATCTAACGATACATCATTCGCTAAACAAACAAAAATTTTGTTAATAGGTGATTCACAAGCTGGTCGGTGTTCAACAAGAGTTGATCGTGTTAAAAAATCAAACGAAACGGTAGTTGTTGATTACAAGGTCAGCACAACAATCCAATATTGGAATGACAAGAGATTTGTTACTTCAATTGATCGCTTTTCGCCTGACAAAGTTGTCATATTTCTTGGCACAAACAATTATCTTGATAAAGTTTTACCAAACATTGAATCAATTTTGACAACTGTCAAAAATAAATCGCTTGATTGCGTGTGGCTTGGACCGGTTGCCGTTCGTGGTGATAAAAACATTACAATCAATAAATTGTTGAAAAGAGCAGTTAGCGAAACTTGTGTTTATGTCGATTCAATTGATGCAAACATTCCATTAGAAGATGGAATACATCCTAGTTCATCAGGAATAGACATATGGTTGAACTTAGCATGGGACAATTTCAGAAAGCGCAATTAAGATTGACACAATCTGGTATTGGTTTGTGTAAAGAATCAAATTGTCAGTATCATACTGATGTATGGTTATCAACAAATAATGTGTTCATCATACTTGACATGTATGATAACAATGGGAAAAATGATTCTAGTTGTGAAAAGATTGCTAAAGTCATATCAAAGTTTGGTATGCATTGGATTCGTATTACACAATATCAACATGATTGGATAAACATGCATAGCAAGGACATAACATGAACATCTTGATCGTAGGCCTTGGTAACGTCGGTAAGGAATATTCACAAAATCGTCATAATATAGGTTGGCATGTGTTAGATTCTTTTCACAAAGAACAACAATTTTCAGATTGGAGAGATGCATATCAAAATTGCAAAATTTCTTCTGGTGTTGCAACCAATCATAACATAACGTTATTGAAACCACTAACGATGATGAATCTTTCGGGAAACGCTGTAAAAAATTGTGTTGAATCGAACACTCCAGATAACGTGATAGTGATACATGATGAGATGGATATTCCATATGGCGATGTAAGAATGAAATTCGGTGGGTCTCGAGCGGACCATCGTGGGCTTCGAGACGTGGTCAGGGTGCTTGATACACATGACTTTCATAGAATCCGTTGTGGGATTGGGCGTCCTCCAAAAGATCGTAAAGTTCTTGATCACGTATTGTCTGATTTCACTCAAATTGAACTTGAAACAATGAATTGCTTTATTAACAATATTATGTGTTGTTTGAGTGAAACTTTAAATTCATTGTGATTTTTAGTCCATACGTAAATTCATGATCGATTACTTTTTTGAAGAAAAAAAAGCGAAAGGAAGATTAGTAGAAATACTAGAGGACGATCTTATTTGCGATCATAACACTACGTCAAAAATCAAAAAAGGAGACAAAGGAGTAATCATAAACGTAATCACAAAATATCCTGATGGAAACGAGTGCGCAATTGCAAAATATGTCATCTTGTTATCGTCAGGATGTGTTATCACGCTTGAATCAATAGGAGAGACTTTTTGGTTCATTTGATGATGTGAATATTGTAACATACTGTAGTAAACTAAACAAATGACCCAACATGAGGTGCAATATTGACAACGATTATGCAACTGTCGGCTTACTTGACGGCAGCAATGATTTCTTGGATTCCTAACGCTGACGTTACTTGGTACGAATCTGTTGCCAACGACGTTGCGACTGTTGTCCTATCAGAAGAAGAACCTGAATTGTTCATTGATGATTTAAACAGAACAAAAACCGGTTTATTGATGATCAGCATCGCTCGGTTTGAAAGTAATTTCATCAAGCGAATTGACGAAGGCAAGTGCTATGCAAATGAATGCGATAATGGCAACGCATTCTCGATGTGGCAGATTCATCCAATACACGGTATCGTGCTAACACCAACGTCATACATGTATTACACTCGTGAAGTTTCACATGATGAGAACATCATTCGTGGAATCGATCTTGTGAAAAACAGACAACTCGCATGTAAAACTGCAATGCATTTTGCTAGAGTTTCATTGTTGAAATATAAATCGTTGTGTATGTACACAGGTGAATCGTGTAAGACCGGTAGGCATCCAATGGCAGATGTCAGGTTGTCAACTGCGCTATCTTATGAAAAATCGCACCCGCTGCAATCGCTACCTGTTGACGTAAGCCTTAGATAATTTGTGTTTGTGAATAACTTGCGTCTTTAGGTTATGATTAGATTCATGCTAAAGACGCAAGAATATTTAATGACGCATTCGTTACGTGATCTTCAAGAGCAACATGGTGTTTATGCAAAGGTTGCAAATGACGGTCGTAAATTTTCATTAAATTACGACATGATTGAATTTCAAAAAGGCGATCCGATTGCTGAACAGTGTCGTGGCTTGATTTTACGAGCATCGTTTGACATAACTCAATTTCCACACAAAATTGTTGGCGAAACAAAAGTCGTTGCATATCCGTTTGACAAGTTTTACAATTCTTCAGAACCAGGTGTGGTGACTGTCGATTGGTCTTCTGCAAAAGTTCAAGAGAAACTAGACGGCACGTTGTGTATCTTACATCATGATTCAACAAAGTGGTGTGTTGCGACTCGATCAGTTCCAGAAGCAAATCAAGAAATAGATGGCCGTCCTGAAATGACGTTTCGCAAGTTATTTGAACTTGCAGTAAAGGAAACATTTGGCACGACGTTTGATGTATTTACAAGTTATCTGCCAACAGATAACACGTATTGTTTTGAATTGACGTCACCTTGGAATAGGGTTCATTGCGTTTACAACGGCTCAAAAATCACCTTAATCGGTGTAAGACGTAACGTGATGCCTTATAATGAGATTGACATCGACGCTTTTGTCAATTCTGTTTCCGCCCCAATCCCGACACCTAAAAAATGGTCACTTGCTAGCATTGAAGAGATTCAAGAATTGATGAATTCGTTATCACCAACAGAATTCGAAGGAGCGGTGATAGTCGATTCTAATTTTAATCGAATCAAGGTCAAAAATATAAATTGGGTCATTGGAAACAAATTACATACTCGTCTTGGATCATCGCCACGAAACGTTATGCGATGTATTCTAAATGACTCGATTGATGACGCTATACAATTTTTGCCCAAAGACGTGATTGATAACTTGGATAACATCAAAAGAAAATTATTCGTATTTTTCAATGATATCGACCAAAAAACAATCACATATAAAACCGTCGCCAATGGTGACAGAAAGGTTTTTGCAAAACTAGTCAATGAAAATGTGAAATGGCCACAACCTTGTTATCAAATCTTTTCTGGTTGTATTTCATCAACACAAGAGTATGTGAAAAAATTAGCCAGTGATGGTAAATTGTCTCTGTCACAAATTGATTTTTTGATTGAAGTGACGCAAGGATAAACATGAACGTATTTCAAATTCTTGAACTGATTGAAACCACTCAAGGCACAAATGCAAAAGGCGAGATTCTAAACAAACATCGTGACAATGAATTACTAAAGAGAGTTTTATTTTTGACGTCCGATCCTTATACCAATTTTTGGGTTGCAAAGGTTCCGAAGGTCAAAACATTACCAAATGAATCATCAAGTGATGAGATGATGGGATTGTTGCTGTGCGCACTTGAAAAAACTATGGCGCGTGTCGTTACTGGAAATGCCGCGAAGGACATTATTACTAACGTATTGACTGGGATGTCGCAACTTGAATATAAGTGGGCATCAAGAATCATCTCAAGAAAGATGAGATTGGGAGTCGGAGACTCTTCTATTGAGAAAGTTTGGCCAGGACTCGTTCCATCTTTCGAGCCGTCTCTTGCAAAAGAATGTGATTGGGTCATTGAAAATGACAATCTAAAATTGTTGACGCAATTCAAGTATCCTGTCAGAGTCGAACCTAAATGGGATGGATTTCGTTGTGTTGCTGTGAAAACAAAAGGTGTTGTCACATTGTTTGCTCGAAGTGGTAGAGAGTTTGATAGAGCTCCTGCTATCAAAGCGTTTCTTGAAAAGAACATGTGTGACGAATGTGTTCTTGATGGCGAAATAATCGGTGCAGAATGGAATGACACTGCATCAATCATCGGTTCTAGAAAAAATCATAAAGATGATGCGACACTTGCCTATCACGTGTTTGATTGTCTTCCTTTTTCAGTGTGGAAGGATCAAACTGAAAGTCTAAGTTTCGCCGCTCGATCGAATTTGATCCAATCGATAATTCCTTGTAAAGTTGGTGATCCTGTGCAGAAAGCTGCAGGAATAATCGCAAACAACGAAGAGGAGATTCTTCAATATTACAGTGAAAATATTTCTGGGGGCCTTGAGGGGGTCATGATAAAGGATTTGGGAGCTCCATATTGTTTCAAACGTAGTGAAGCGATCCTAAAGCTAAAACCATTGACATCATGGGATTGTGTTGTTGTTGATGTCCTCCCAGCAAGGGAAGGAACAAAATGGGATGGAATGTACACCATCCTAAGCGTTCAAGTCCCTGGGGGTGGAGTGACACGTGTCGGAACAGGTTTCTCAGATGAAGAAAGAGAATATCTTAACGCACAACGATCTAACTTAATTGGCCGAGCGTGTGAAGTCGAAGGTCAACCACCTCTGACAGATGATGGTAAAATTCGATTTCCTCGATTCACACGTTGGCGAGAAGATTGGGACGTCTCGCCAGAAGTCAAGAGTTTGATCGAAGCAAACTCTAAATAATTTCAGTAATTACAGTACACCCTCGACAACTACGTCAACTAACGTATGACCTGTCGGGGGTGGTGTGTTTTTTGTTGATCCTGTCCACACTTCAAATGTCGCGCCGGCAACGTAATATCCACGTAAACGATAAATGATGTCAGGGGTATATGGAACGTTAAATATTCTAGTTGGTTGTCCTAACGTTGTCAAGTTTATAACTTGATTGCTTTGAATAGGCGATATTGTTGTGATCTTTTGCGGAGGATCAACAAATTTCGTTAAATTATGTGCCATCAAGTACCTGTTTCTATTCGTCCAGATCTAGAATTTGAAATGTATCCGGGTGATGGTCCAGCCCAAGGAAAAACAAACTTTTGTGAAAGAATTACGTTAGAACCAATAACTAAACTTGAACTAGATGGTGAAACGGTTGGTGCGGGGGAACCATAACATAAACTGACGTTGACTACAGTACCTAACATTCCAGTGTCTGTTCCGTCTTTTATACCGATGTAATAAGGAAACACTTCATAAGACGAAGACATGAATGTATTAAGATAATCATATGCTGTCTGCGTTTGATTTTGGCCAATCCCATAAAACGTGCATGTTTTTGTTCCATTTGTTGAATTCAACGTAGGAGTCGGAAATCCTCCTTCGTTGTCAGGCGAATACGCTCCAGCAGTAGCACCAACTGTTGTTGTGTAAAACACTGGCTCACCACCAAATGTGTCTCTAACAAACATAAAATATGGAACATCTAACAAAACACCAGATCTTGGCAAAACAGGACCAAAATGAACGACTTTATACTTTCCAGGAGAGTTTCCAGCGTCCATTAACATTGTAAATGAATCTTCTGTCAGAATTATATGCTGTCTTGTTGCAAACGATGTTGCAGGTGAAATTTTTACTTGATATTGCTTATTAGTTGCAAAAGCCCCGCCTGGCGCGTTTTGTCGGGGCCATGTAGCAAGTCTTCCAGATGAATCAGTCTTAAAAACTGGTGTGCCAACAGTTCCTGACGTAAATGATCCTGATGAACCGTTCCATGGAACTGTCACGCTACCAGAAACATGTGCTGAAATAGACAATCCAATCATTCCATATAATGGGTCTGACGTTGCAGTGTTTACGTTAAATGGAATAGACGTAATAGAACCAGTCGTATAAGACAACACAAGATCAAATTGTCCGTATGATGACGATAAAAATCTAAAACAACCCCAAGCTCGAGGACCAACTTGATCAAATGTGTCTGTGTAGTTAAATCCCCTTCCATTTAAACCTCTGTTTAGTTCAACTGTTTTAATTCCAAGTTGAGCTGCATCAGAACTTGTTAAAAACTGAATGATATTGCAAAAAACTTCACTAGTGTTCTCCATTTGTGATGACGTTATGTAACAATCTGCTTTAACTTTTACTGTCATGTGAAAGCGTCCTCTATGTCCATTCTATATCTAATCTTGCGTTTTTAACTACAGACTGATTTCCAAGCCCGTCAACCCACATCCTCGCTTCAAGAATGCCAGAACCTGTCACAAGTAAAAATGCGTCCGAAACATCAGCTTCATATTGACCCAAAGATTGACTATAGTTTGTTATGATAGACCCTGAAACCTGTCCAGGGTACCCTAGAATGATTCCAGAATAATCGTACATATCTAGATGAGCAACACCTAAGCTGATATTGTTTGGCGCAAATATACCTCTAAAGAAATATCTAACAGTCCCGATTGATGTGTTTAGTTTTGAAGGATCAAAATAATTCATTCCAAGCGAGTCTTTAGAATCGACGTCCTGCGCAGACTGTTTTGTTCCAATGAACAACGGTATAGACTCCATACGTCTTATTGCAGAACCTGTAGTAAACCCTGCACCACCCGAGCCAGACGCATGAATGATGATAGAACCATTGCTTTGAGACAAAATGGTGACGTTATTGCCAGCAACAATGAACGGTGAACCATCAAATAAAGACGTCATTGATCCGGTGAAACCACTTATTGACGTCACTGAACCTGTTATCAATAATGATGACGTTGTTTGAAGAATGTTTCCTAAGTCATTCCAACCGTTTGGTCCAGAAGGCCCAATTGGAGACGTTCCACTTATTGTTGCTTCAGACGAAATGACAACTTGACCGTTTGATTGTGATGAAATTTTTATAAATTCGCCAGCAACTAAATACGATAATCCCGATGGAAGTTTTTGGACTGACCCTTGTACACCTGTTTCAAATATTCCAGAACCACTGACGTAAACATCACCACCAAATACAGATGTTTTTTTGTCTACGCCAACTCCACCAATAGAGCCTGAAACATAAAAGAACACATCAGTTCCAATTTGACTTACGCTTCTATTTTGCGAATCAATTGAAACAGAACCAGTTGTGACGAATGAATTGATTAAATCACGCCAAGTTCCTGTAACCGGTTGTTTATTCGCAATTACAATCTGACCATTTGATTGAGAAGTGACTGTTGTGTTTGCACCAGCGACAAGATACGATAAACCAGTTGGCAATTTTGACAAAGAACCTGTCAATCCTGCTAACGCTTCAACAGGTCCCGTAAATCTCGATCCTGTAATCATTGCAACAATGTTATCATTGACTGCGAATGTTACGTTTCCACCAGGACCTCCGTCTGTCAATCTAAGACCTGTACCAGCAGCTAACGCTCTTTCATTGTCAAGAGATGCAGTAGTTGCCATCACAACGTACGATGCAAAAGCATCTGCGCCTGCACCACCAACACCTGCAAGATTTGCCTTAATAACAACTTGCCCGTTTGACTGTGAAGTTACTGTGATGTTGTCACCTGCAACAATGTAAGACAACCCAGCAGAAACTTGTTGAATCGAACCTGTTGCTCCCCCGCTGAAAATTGTCGGTCCGGTAAATGTTGCTCCTGTCGTTCTTGCAACAGTTGAAGAAACTGCGACCGTAAATGTTGAACCAACACCAGCGTCAGTAAATGTTATGCCAGAACCAGCAGTTAAAGCTCTTTCATTAGCAAGTGACGATGTCACACCAACCACGAGATATGATGCGCTAGGATCACTGTTCGCAGAACCAATATCAAGAGAATTGATGATTATTTGTCCATTTGAAGCTGTAACGACTTGAATGCCAGTTCCGCCTGCTATGAATGAAATTCCGCTTGATAACGTAGAATGTGATCCTGTGAATCCACCAGTTGATTTTACTGGTCCGTAAAATGAAGAACCAGACAACGTTGCAACAATGTTATCATTCACTGACAGCGTGACAGATGACCCTACACCACCGTCTAACAATTTGACGCCAGTGCCAGCCGTCAAAACTCTTTCATTTGGCAATGATGACGTTGATGTCAGAACAACATAGCTAGCTTCTTGATCTGCACCAGAACCTGCGGAGCCTGAAGCAAATGACGAAATAATGACTTGACCGTTTGAACCAGTTGAAATTACAACGTTTTGTCCTGCAGCAAAAGCTGGTTGACCAGACGGTAATTGAGTTAATGAGCCTGTAAGCCCAGCATTGAATTTTACTGGACCGAAAAATGAAGATCCTGAAAGAGTTGCTACAACGTTATCTTTTATTCCAAGGATTACGCCATTGTTTGAACCGCTGTCAAATAAAACAATACCAGTACCAGCAGTAAGCGTTCTTTCATTTGGTAACGAAGATGTTGACGCAATGACAATGTATGAAGCATCTGGATCTGCACCATTTGCAAACACAAGTGATGACGTAACGTTTGATGTGATAATAACTTGACCGTTAGAAGCTGTTAGAATGTCAATTCCAGAGCCAGCGGCCAAATAACTCAACCCATTTGTTAGTTTTGATAATGTTCCAGATAAACCTGCATTAAATTTTGTAACACCTGTAAATGTCGTTCCAGAAACAGTTGCAACGATTCCATCATTTATTGACAACGTTGCGTTGCCTCCTGCACCTCCATCAGTAAGACGAACGCCAGTTCCAGCAGTCAACGCTCTTTCGTTTGCTAACGATGAAGTTACTCCCATCACTAAATAAGAAGCACCCGCGTCAGCGCCCAGCGACGCTGTTATTCCAGACGTAGCTGAAATAATAACTTGACCAATAGAAGATGTGGTGATATTAACATAATCACCAGCAACAAGATAACTGACTCCATTAACAAGTTTTGTTAAAGAACCTGAAAGTCCAGCATTAAATTTTGGCGCACCATTGAATATGCTACCAGACAAAGTTGCAACAACTCTATCGTCAACATTAACAATGTAATTTCCTCCCGGCCCTATGTCACTGCCAGTAAGACCCAATCCTAACGTAAATTTTCTATGATTTGCTAATGATGAAGTTGCCGCTAATAACAAATATTGAGCGCCAGGATCTCCGCCACCACCACTTCCACCTACACCAGAACCACTCAATAAATCAGTTAATGTGACACCTCCAACGTGATTTCCATCATAGAAATACATGTTATTCGAGGTTCTTGCAATACGCGTATTTGCATCAAATCTAACTGAACCTTGGAATGTCACGTCACCAGAAAAAGTTGAACCTGACGTTGTTGCAACAATATTGTCATTTATTGCAAATGTCACAGATGAACCAGCACCAGAATCAGTTAATCTTAGACCAGTTCCTGCTGAAAGCGCTCTTTCATTTGGCAAAGATGACGTGTTATTGAGCGTCACGTATGACGCGCCTTTATCTGCACCAGTTTCCTGGACTGTCGCAGATATGGTCACAGAACCCCCTGGACCGCCATCAGAAATATTTATCCCAGATCCAGCAGTTAGAACCCTTTCATTTGGTAGGGCGCTTTCTGGATTTATCGACACATATGACGCAGTACCTGGTGCAGCAGATCCCGTAGTTATTGCAGTTATTCTACCTTGCGAATCAACTGTTAGTTGAGGAGTGTTGTACGTGCCTGCAACGACGCCAGTATCAGACAACTTTATTTCAATTGTTGAGTTAGGCCCATTGTCTGTGATCACTAAACTACTGTCAGTGTCAAGATTTCTTTCTTGCGACAATCCAGTTTCAGAATTTACTGTGATATAAGATGCACTTGATGGTGCAAATATTCCACCAGTACCGCCTCTAGCAATTGTGACCCATTGTTCACCGTTATAGATGATGATAAATGATCCATAATTGTCGTTAATTGTGATTCCGGCCATTTGATTATCAATCAAAACGCCAGATGCTCCGACAACTTGTATTGGATATTGTTGGGCTGTACCTGCAACATCCTTTACAATATACATTTTTCCCTTATTGGGAATTTTTGGCAAATAGATTGTTGTTTGAACAATCGGTGCTGAAACACAAACAACAATTTCTTCGCTTGATAACGTAAAAGATGGATTTACAGGATTTAGACGCACAACTCTTGAGGTTATCTCAAGACCACCTGTCAAAATGAGTGTTGCTTCGTTACCTTGAAATCCTACCTGAAAATCGCCTGTATTTATAACCTTTCGAACGTTCCCTTGAGGATCTTTTATAACGACATTGACACTTTTTTTTGCTTCGGCGACTGTAGTCATTTTAATCTTAATTAATATATCAAGTTACAGAAGACAATTCAAGACTAGAAACATTTATCGGATTTTCCCTATTTTTAACATCACCATCAAAATATGGAAGCGACGAAGAACATTCAAAGTGAAGATTTGACGAGTATGTAAATTCCGGTCTTGTCTGTTCACCTTTATAATTGACAAATCTTACGTTTACAGCTCCTGGCGTCGGTCCAGTTGACTCATAAAATTTTGTGTCGACTCTTTGTTCTAACATGTCTCTAAATTGACCAAACTTGTCATGTCTAAAGATACACTTGCTAAATTGTGCAAAGCCATTTATCAAACCATATTTCCAACCTCTGATAACCGCACCACGATTTGCTGGAGTTCTTGGGCAAGTCGTTGTTGTGCTACCAGAATAATGCAAAATCGTTCTAGGTTGTGGAGCGTTGGTGCAACCAAAAATTCTGTTTGTCGTTGAAGGGACGACGTTATCACTACAGTTGCTTGCAATTTGTGATTCTTGTAATCTTTGTGGGTAAGTGTTTGAATCACCGAACCCATACACAAGTTTTACAATTGTGTCAGGTCTTACACCGTTTGTGACGTTATAAAAATTAGACGTTTCACCAGCCCAACGTGACGTGAGTGTATGATTTACAAGTGATCTTGCCGCGCGATATTCATCAATATTTCCTGCGTTATTATAAACTTGCAAATATCCACAACCATATGCGATTGTTTTTCTTGAGTATGTTGTATGCTCAATTTGTCTTGACACAGTAGAATACTTTGCTTCGAACGGATATGACTTTGTCCAGTGAATATTGGACGAATACATCGAGTCTTGATAGTCGTAATTTTGTGCTGACGCATCATTTGTGTTTATGTCAAAGTTAATGTAAACGACTGGTAATCCACGTGGCATTGGAAATGAACACGGCAAATAAAGGTATTGAACACCATAAACAAACGCAGAATCTGCTTTGAATATACCGTCAAGAGACGGCACCATGCTGTCGTAAAATCTTTCATGTGATGATGCTAGTTGTATAAATCTTTGAAATGAAAACTTTTCTTTCTTTACAGTGTTGTAATCGCTGTAAGAAATAACTTCGTTTTCAGTGCCTATGTTTTTATTGAAAATTTCAACATTTTGATAATACGTATTTTTATCTGTTTTGTCTGCAACAAGTTTTCTATTACCTGTCGTAATGACATTTGATGAATCAATACCAACTAAAGAACCTGTAAGATAATCAGATAAAAATGAACCAGCATGTGTTGATGTATACTCTACGTTAAAATCATCTAAAATAGGTTCTCCACCAATAATTTCATGTATTTCGTTTGTTTCTAAACGTTGATTTAACGTGTCGTGATATTCTCTCTCTTGAGAAATTAGAGATCCATATAACGTAATGTTTATCGTTCCAGTAAACATTGCGACGTCATGCGAACCTGTCAACAACCAAGGTCCGTCAATATCGTTATTTAATGCGTAAATATTTTTTGTCGCTACTGGTCTGTGTTTAGACGCAAATAATATTACTTTGTCATTTGGAAACAGAACATAAGGTGAATATGCACCTTGTTCGTAATTGTAAATTTTTGCGTCTCGATAAGGAGCACCATCAGGCGAACCTGTGATCTGACCAAAAAGTCTTGTGTTGACACTTCTGATTGATGTATCTTGTGGCATCATAAATTCTCTGCCAACATATGATCTGCCAGAAGGAACGCCTGACATATTGCGTCCAAAAGGATTCACAGCTATGATATATGAATCTTTTACTGTTCCATCGTGATCAGAAGAACTTAAAAGATCATTATACGTAATTGCACCATTTGAAACAGCTGGGATCATGTTCATTGTAACAGATCCTGTAAAAAAGCCGTTTTCGTTATCTTTTACAATACCAGCGGGTGTTGCATATGATGAAAATCCCCATACAAATCGGTTCCAATCACCTACTTGAGGATGTTTTTCTATCACTTGAAATGATACGTTATCTTTATCTGGAATTATTGTTCCTGAAATTATGACATCTCGCGTTCTTGTTGCGAGTTGATTCATAAGACCAATTGTTATAGCAGGCCCACCGATATCTAATGTGTCATTTGCAGTACCACTGATATAATCAAGCTTTTTAATACGTGTTTGATCTCTTGTCCACCCTGGTCCTGCCTTGATCGGCATGTCAATGACCATTTTCTCCAAAAGAAATGGTTGATTTATCAATTTTGACATATCGATCACTTGTGACGTTGAAGGTTCAAAATTTGCATTCAACGTAACATTTGAAGGATCTGATAATAACAAGCTTGCTTCTAAAATGTTATTTTTAACATACTTTGGAGCGTGAGAAGTAAAAACATCAGTATACAGGTTCGGCAATAATGAACCACTGATTACATTATTGCCGAACGCGCCAAATAATTTAGCATCAGCAAAGACATCAATGCATCGTGTCAAACCATCGTCTTCTGAAAATGAGACAGATTTTCTACCTTTTCCAATAGGAGGCTCAAGATCACCAACCTGTTCCCATTTTTGACGTTTTGAATTGTAATACATCAAACTAGCTGTTGTTGCATTCCAGGTAGTGATGCTACGAACCGGTAATGACAAACGAATTTGTGTTTTGCTGCCTAAATTTGAACTGAATCCAAATCCAACGTTTCCTACGTCACTTCCCGTTGCATAAAATGCTGAAGTTTTATCAAGATTTTGTTCAAAAAGCTTATTTTCACTAAATGGAACAAACTTTTCTGTGTTTGTTGATGCAACAATCCAATTTTCTATGGCATTTTTTGATACGCTTGATGTTATTTGAATGTCACTAGACATTCCTGTCTTTAGAAAGCGACTTGCGACTGGTAACGTTGTTGGAAATGACACGACGCTCGATGTTATAAACATCACAACATCAGTATCATCAAAAAATATATTATTGTTACCTTTTCGACCACGATCACCAGTTCTAGCAATCGTTGGATAACTTCCTGCAAGTCTATCTTGCTTTCGTAGTTCTAGCTTTGGTAATACATGTCGTATTTTAGATGCCATATTGTTTGTATTGTATTACATATCACGTAAGTGAATATTTCAAAGATGCATATTTCTTGTATGAATCACGTTCATCAGAATCAAAAGACGTATTTGTGATTCCATACTCGGCAATGTTTCCATAAAAAGGATATACTGGATCGTTTAAGTGCAAATAACGATTTGAATTTACTATCAAGCCCGTTGCCGCCGTTGAAATCTCTGATTCTCTATTTTTTGAAATTGTCAGTCTTCCATTTTCAAGTCTACACTCAATTAACATCCATGTGTCAAGAGAAATTGCGACTTCAACAGTTGTTAAGACAGCTGATGCGTTTACGTACCATAATTGAAGTTTATTTCCACCACTTGTAGATGCTGATAATCCTACCATTTGAGAACTGTAAAATCCAACATCTCCCCAAATTCTATCGTTTATTCTTGGATCTGAATTTGACGTTGTTATTTGTGTAATTTTCAATACGATGTATACATCAAAAAAACTACGAGACGTTATTGACAATATTCCGTTACTAGAGTAAAGCACACCTGGTGTTGAAGCATCAAATCGTATACTTTGATTTTCGTTTATTGTTTCACCTTCACTTGGCGCACCGTAATTTCCAATTTTATAATCAAACTTATATCCAGACAAATCAAGCCAGCGACTGACGCTTCTTGGGTTTGCTGAATCAGAATAAATCGTTGATTCTCTGTACCAACCAACCCACGGTAAAACTGTCGGATCGAAAGAAAACACAGTCGAATCATATCTTTCAAACGTTTCAACGATTCGCTCTGACAACGTTCCTGATCTGTACGTTAGATTTCCATATGCAATTGAATCGGATCTTGGTGAACCAATGACATTTTCGTAATCAGTACCAACAACACTTCTTGTGTAATTTTTTGGTAAATAATTGTCAGTTGCTGGCGTCATATTTGTCAACGTTCCAACAATAGATTCAGACATTTTTTCACTAACAATCACGCCAGACTTGATTTGTTCATCTTCGTAAGGTGAAATAACTTTGGATGTGTTGGGAAAATACCCTAAATTTATAGGTGAACCGTTGAAGTTATCAATATTATCTTCAAATAGATGAATGCCTCTTGTCACATCTGAGTTCTTTTGAACATCAACAACCCTGTCTGAGTTTATGTAACTGTTGTAGTTACCAGACTCTAAGTTGCCTTTAACTGAATGTGCTTCAAACGGTGCATCAATTGATGAAAACATCGCAACGTGTCTAATGGCAAAAGGTTCAACAATTCCATCAAGTACATTTGCTGCTTTCAATATTGAATGTTGAAAAACAATAGGATACGTCAATCCAGATTTTTTTGTGCCACTTTTTCCTTCAATGTACGTCAAAGGATTGAAATAATCAACATCAACAAACAATTTTTGTTCAATTATTTCATCAGATTGTTCACCAAATTGTGTCTGAGGCAACGTATGTCGTGGATAACCAGCATGAATTTTAACAAGTCCTAGACAATGAAACTTGTCTTCTGTTAGTTCGATTCCTTGTCTAAAAGGATCTATGAATTTTGTGTTAATGCTTCCAGATTTTGTCAGATGAATCTTGGGACCAAGAGGTCCTTCACTAAATGGCGCAAAACTCATAATATGTTCTTTCTATTAGTAACGCACACAAGTTCCCACAATTTGTTGAACTAGCAAAGTGTCTCTTTGATGATGTCTGTCACTTTCAACTAAGTAAATGTCAGAATAATTGTGTTCAAATTTCGGTCTTTCTAACATATGTGATTCAATCACAAAGTTTGTTCCATAAAACTTTGTCTTGCGTGGAATCAATTGTTCGATAAACCCGCCTATAGAAGTATCAAACCATCTAAAAAAGTCAAAAAACGATTTTATGTTGATTTTATCAGTAAGACGTTTGAAATAAATTTCACGTAACGTTTCTAACGTTGGATAATCTTGAGAAAACACAAGTTCTGGATTTCCCAATGCATTTTCTAATGAATCTAGAGTTGAAAATATCAATATGATATCTCTGTTTAACGCATCAATTATTGAAAATTCAATTGCAAATCTAGTATCATCCGTTGGCGCTTCACTAGGTCTAATTTGATAGACAGGTGCTATTTCAGCCCATGGTGTGTCTTTTGCCAATTCATAATCTTGAAAGCTACGAATACGAACTTTTTCATTTGTAGCTGCTTCATCAAATACTGGTGATATTGAATTTTGTGAAAATGATGAATTTTTAAAGACGTTTGTGTTTGAGACGAAACTTCCAGAAAAATGACAATTATTTTGAGAAAAATCAAATATTTTCAAAAATCCATTTGAATCAGTGATTAATTCTTGTTGATCCATTGACAGATCACATCTCAATCTTTCCCATGAACCAGATCTGACAGTTTCAAAATTGAAATTCTTTGTCGGATCGTTGACACCGAGTGATTGAAAGTTTCGAATGTGTTCTTTGATTTCTGTTATTGAAAGATCTTTTGTCCAAAATCTCACCTTTGAAACTTGACCATTGAAATTTGTTGTTCTAGAAGTCAATGATGTATTTGCAGAATTCAAAAACGAGCCAGTAGAGATTGAAAGTGATGAGCTACCAATTTTAAGTGTTGGTCCAAAAACGTTATCATTTGTAACATTTTGTAAGACGTTATGAGAAACGTCAACATTACCTGTTTCATTCCAAAAAGATTGAACAGACGTTATGTTTGTGATCTCTCCTGCTTGTTGGTTTCCAACTGTCAAAAAATATGAAGATGAAACAGCTGAATTTATTGCATCGTTTCTGGTCCTACCAACTATGACATTCCAAGGCTTACCATCAAAAACGTCAACTGAATCAATGCTTAATTCTAGTGGAGAAACGTTTGGTTGATTACAAACACCAAAGTATGCTTTGATTCCAACTGAAGAACCTGTTGTGGCAACAACATTCATAACAAGATTGTCAACGTTATTTGAATTTTTGACAAACATCTGAACAAGACTTTGTGTCAAACCTGACAATTGCCTACCCACTGGAAATCTGTAAATCGCTTCGTACGTCCAAGAACCACTAGTGTAGAGACCGTCCGAACGGTTGTTAGAAATTCCATGATAATTTGTGGATATTCCCTTATTGAATTGCCCAGAAGGCGCAGGAAAGCCCACCTCGGCCCTTGATGAGCTCAAATATGGTGAAGTTAGTTTTCCATTTCCAACAAAGTCAAGAAACCGTCCTGAAACAAGTCTTGATTCTCGAGCATGTTCAAGTTGACGTTTTGTTGGACCGCCAAATTCTCTGATACGAAAACTATTGTCTGGATCAATACCAACAGTTCTCATGAATGCTTTTACGCTATGTTGTGTTCCTTTAGATTTCACAATTTCAGTTATGTTTGTCAACACTCGTCTCATAATTTGATTTTGAACAAATTGTAAAGACTGTTCGTCAGAACTAATCACAGGTTGAATGTTTTCACCATCAATATATTGTTCAATTGATGAATCTAAGAAAAATGGAGGAGCATCAAATCCAAATTGTTTCATCAAAACAGGCAAAAAATGATCTGGAATTGATTTCTTTGCGTTGTAATCAACGAAATTCAAATCACTAAAAGCATCAATGTAAAGTTTTAGTTCATCAAAAAATTTTGCCCAAACATACAAGAACGATAACATCAATTGTGTTGTTCCGAGTTTTCCATCTTCAGTAATTTCCCTGTTGATGGTTCCATTATCACTGTCAAGACCTTCGTATTGACGGCCATCGACGAAATAATGTGAAGGAATCAATCTTGTTATGAGATTGGGATTTGCTTGATCATAAACTGATGCACTATGTAATAGTTTTGAGTTTAACGCATATACTTCGTCAAATCCAGGAAACAAAACAGGACATAACGATTGTTTTTCTAACGTCAGTGGATTTTCTAAAATAGTTCCACGTAATGATGGATCATATGACTGTTCAGAAATATATGAATGTAAAGAATTTCCAGAACTATCCAAAACTATGCGATTTATTGAATCGTTTTCATCTGATGAAAACCAACCATTCGGTTCATTGAACTTGTAATACAGTTTTAGTTCAGGAATAGAGTAAATAGATTTTTTTGCAAACGTATTTATCTGTTCAATCGTTCTTGCTTTATGAAAAAACCTAAATTCATCAAGAGCTCCAGATAACGTTTGTGTTGGTGTGAGTGTTGATCCGTTGACAGTAAGTTGACTGCCACTTCCAATGTAGAAAGTAGTTGCCTCAATTCCCAATAGACCGAAATTTATCGATTTTTCAGTCTCTGACAGAACGTTTCCATTAACAATGATTGATGACTTGTTTTTTGCATTTTTCTTATCATGAACCAAACACACATGATTGAACTTTCCCTTGTCAAGGGTTGCTGAAGTTATTAAACTGACGCTGCCAGAGACAATTGCAAATGCTATTTCACAATTATTTACATTTGATGTTGGTTTGATAAACGATGAAAATCCATGTGTTGGATCTGATAATTTTTGACAAATAACTTGCATTGAATTTGCTTTATCAGCCAAAAACAAATGCATTTCTATAGTGAACGAACCTAACGTTGGATCCAGAACAGATTTTCCTGATTTGTTTTTTGACAACGTTTGAACGGGACCACCTGCATAATCAGTCACTGAAATAAACGTTCCTAACGTTCCGTTGGTATCTTCGTTAGGTTGCGTTCCAGAAAACAAAAGAAATCCAGAATTTTTTGGAAATTGATCATACACCCATTTTTCAAATCCGGTCAAACGTTCAAAAAATAGTTCGTGTTCTTTTCTTGTTCCATCAAACGGGAAATTATTGATGATTTGATCAAACACAACATTGACGTTTACTTCTGCAGAATTAAAAAACGTATGATTTTCAAATTTTGACCAATCAACATTTAGTTGTTGTGTTGATTTAAGACCAAGTGCTGGTGGATCATAAAAAAATGATGACGAGCTTTGAACGTTTGTGTCAACTCGATCTTGACCCGTCATTTGAACGAGTCGATTAGCCTCCAACAACGATTTAATGCTTTTACCTGGAACGTAGGTAGGCTTTAGCGAGTTATTGTTCATGTAATTCTAAGTATCGATAGTACTATATCTCAACGACTTTGAATATAGGAGATGCATCACGATAAATCTGACGATTGCCATTTTCAATTACGAGAATATCAATAACATATGTTCTGCCAGGAACTAACGATTCGCACCATAGGTTAAAATACATTGTTTTTTGATTGTTTGACAACTTTGTAGAATTGTATAACTCATCAAAAGGTATTACTGTTTTGTTTGTTATTGCATCTCTTACTGAGTAATAAACATTTTCTAATATTACACTCGGTGTTTCAAATGGTGTTTTTGACATCTTGACATATGCTTGCGAATTGTCAAAAATGTAAACATTCAATTTTGCAACATCAGTGTTCAGGTATTCGCTAAACAAGTTTGTTATGTTAACAAAATATTGTTTTGAATATGATGCAACGTTTGTTGGATAGACAGTTAGCGACCCACTTTGATACGATACAGTTCCATCAAATGACGACCAGATTTTATCAAATTTTACCGATCCAGATTGGATCAACTTTGTTGAATAAAATTGATCTGTTGAATCAAGCGTAAATTTTGCAAAATAAGTGCCAGTGACGTATTGATTTCCGATCTTATATTGTGATGCAGTGACGTAATTTTCGTAATTAATAAATCCAGCTGACGTTGAAACTGGCGTCACTAACTTAAGCAACATACAATTGTCACCCATAATTTCAGTGCGAGCGCTACCAGATAAGACGTTAGTGAGATTACCTCTGACGGAATTATGCATGAATATCGAACCAGGATAGTCAAAAACAAAGTTCAAATCATTGCTTGTGATTGCGTCATCATATCGAACAATTAATTTCGGTCTAGAATATGGATCGCTTGCTTGACTTGACCCGAATCGTTTTACAAAACGTGTTTTTTGATCTTGTTCTTGCGATTCAGTGAAGGACACCCTAAAACCGTTATCTGGTAAAATTCCACACAAAGTTGATGATACAATATGTGTTACATTCACATCTAAATTTTCTGTGCCATTCTTGAAGCTTTGAATGGCATTAAAATTGAGTCCATTTCCATTAGACGTAACTACGTCTATGTTAGAACTACCTAAAACTCCCTTTGAATTTGCGCCGCTTGCAAACCATAAATTTGTTTCACCAGCGGCGTACGATCTTGTCAAAAAATTTGCGTTATCTGTGTCTTGATAAAACACGACATCTTGTCCAATACCTTCATCCCATGATGATGACAATGGTAACACTTCAATTGAAAAATCAGTTGGTGTTGTTTGACCGCCAAAGACATCAATTAGGTTTAAAGACACATTAAAGTTTTCATCATTTATGTCAATGATCCCATTTCTAAAATCATCTTTTAACGATGTCAAATCAAATTTTATTAAAATTCTTGACAACTCATTGTTTGGATTGCTTCCAGAAGAAGTCACACCATATAATTTAAACAAATCTAGCGTACCAGCTTGTCCAACGTTTGCATTATAAGTTCTTTTTTTTCGAATCACTCTATCGGTGATGTATGTGTCAGCGGATGTTTTTAAGATTCTGTACATGTATCAAACCGCTCTTCCCAAAATGTCAATGTCTGGATACCTGATTTCAAATATTCCACCAGCTTGTGGGATCAACAACCCTTTTGTTGTCTGAGATTTTACGTCCAAGTAAACATCACTATATTGTCTATTTGCAACATTTCCAGTGACACTATCAAATTTAAAGTTATTGACCGAAATAACACCTACAGTGTTGAATATGATGTTTGAAACATCTGACAACATGATTGGTTGATCAATTTGAAAATTCTTGATATCAAAGTACTTCTTTAGTTTTTTGATTATTTGTTGTAAAACTAATCGATTGTTCAATGTTGGATCTGCTATAATCTCAAATTGTAGTTTGAGATTTATGACAGGAGCATCAAGAATGTCAATTGCATCAGAAATCATGCGATAGTCATTCAAAAATTTTCTCAGATTTTGCTTTAGCGCATCAGGTGCAATTACAAGTTTTGATTGCGAATCTCGACTGATTATGAACAACTGTGATGATAAAGGATTATTTGGGTTCGACCTTACACCAGCCCTGAAAACCCTTCCAAAGTTAGAAGGCATCATATAAACTCTAGAAATTAAATCACTCTTTGAAACAATTCTAGATTGTGAATTTCTAGCTGGCGCAATTTGTTCTTTCAAATCATCTATCGTAGGAGCATCGTCTCCACCAACAGCTGGTTTGATGTTTCTTGTTTCGATTGTAGATCTAATTGCAGATGCAAGAGAAGGTTGCGGATTTGACGGAAATCGTAATTGCAACGTTTTGATTGAACGAATTGAATCTGGTTCGGCATTATGATTTAATCCACCACCATACCTGTAGTTAACTGTGAGTGTTGTGTTTGGAGCGATAACACCAAGTGTTTTTGTGTTTAATAATTGTTGTGGATTTATGCTCAATCTTGAAAACGTTGTTTTTCCATACAACGGCAACGCAAATTCACTCGGATCTGGAATTACATCATCTTCCATCGTGTCAGCTGACCCACCACCGAATTTTAATGTAGTTGTTCTAGTGTCAAGATTTACTTTTTTTGTGAATCTATAAGGTGCTGGGATGACTTCTAAACTTTCTTTCACAAGTTCATTATCATCGTTTAAATTAGGAACGCCTCTATACACAACATCTTGTGCAAGACTCCCAACTTCAAAGTACGTATTACCGTACGAATCATACACTGATTGAATTTCAGTAACGTCAGGATTTGATAATGACAACTCAAGAAAAGGAACAAACGAACCTATGTTAAACGATTCTTGTGTTTGAAATCCTGACACACACATTCCGCTTTGAACTAAAATAAACGTTTGTGGGACACCACTGTCATCAACATTTCCAACCACGACTTCGCATTTTAATTCACCATTTTGTTTTTTTTCAGTAAAATCAACTGGTTCAAGTAAAATGTATTCAATGCCAGATTCTGAAATAACGACAGTTCCATCATCAATAACACAGATCGCTTCAGACATAGGAATCGAAACACCGTTGGTTTTTACAGCAGGTATTTCTACATAAAAAGTTTGATTTACAACAGACGGCGAGGCTCCAGTTATATCAACTCCTGAATTTTTCAGCATTCTCTCTATGTTTAGAGTTTCGACAGCTGTTTCTGGATTTAGCTCCGTGAATTGATGATCAAGATAAAATGACATCACATCGCCAACATATGATGCAAAATCAAGAAACACGCCTCCTAAGCTTGCGTCTGAAAAATCGTTAATACGCTCTTTATAGAACGTTTTTGCGTATTCTAGAAGATCACCTCTAAACGCATCAAATTCTTTGTTAAGGTATTTACGATGTCGAACTGCTCGTAAAACATCTTTTTTTGTATCACTTGCCATTTGTTATCTTTTCATAAGTATGAATCGTTATATGATACGCAAAACAATTTCAAGTGCTTTGTTAACAACATTCAAAATTGGGATGTCGTATGTTATTTTAAATCTAACGTAATTTCCAGCATTTTCCTGATCTAGTTGTGGTTCAAATTCGTTCAATGACACAAATGGCATCCATTTTGATACAGCTGAGTTTATTCGAACAACAGCTTCATTATCAAAATCTTCTCTGCTGGCATATTCAGTCGTAAGTTCTTTTAAATTTGCACCAAAATCATATGATCCAAGTCTTTCACCCCAATTTGTCAAAATCAAATTTCGTAAATTATCGTGTATTTGATCTGCTAGTGAAAAATGCATGGCAAAAAGACCTTCACTGCTTTCACCAACTCGTAATGGTGTTTTAATGCCAATAGGTGTAGGTGTTTCTTTTAACGATTCTTTTTGTAGCGTTTCAATTGTCTTTCCAACGCTTTTAAACGAAATTGCCATAATTTAACTATGCCAAACCAATAAGTGTAGATACAATTTTAACCAACGCGCCGGTGCCAAGTAGTGAACCAATTATTACACACAATAACATTCCTGTCATGTTTTTGATGATAACCATCAATGATGACAACAACAACTTTGGTACACCGACTATCATTCCTAGTTTTTCAAGTATCGACAATACCATTTTCACAATCAATTCTATGATTTTTGTAAATAAATCCATAGGATCAATTGAAATGCTTGTTATCAATGTTATTAATTGAGGCAATAAATCAAGTGGAATCTTGAACAATCCCAATACTAAATCTGGCATGATAAAACTAGGAATTCCTGACGATGGTAACGGTGGAATTGGAATTTCTGGTATCACTATAATCGGAGGAAGAGGTATTGGTGGCGCTAACACTAATTGTATTAGATCTAAAATCTTTAGATCACTAATACCATAATCAAGAGCCAACTTGATTTTTGCTGCAGGCATTGTTGGTAATCCAGGTGCCGCAAGATTTGCTTGAATTATTATTTCAGCCAACAAAGAAGGAATGTCTGGCAATTTTATGTTAGCAAACTTTGGTTTTGATAAATCTACAAAAATTGTTGGGTCAAACACTGGTCCAAGTGATGTCTTTCCACTGACATTCAACATTCCACATAAAGGTTCATAAACCTTATCAATTATGAGTTTTTGATATTCTTTTTGTGGATCAAGAACAACAGGTGTGCTTGCTAACGCAATAAGTGGATCTGGTTTAAACCAAAAAAAATCTTCGCCACTTGGGTTTGTTATTGAAATTGCAACTTTTGGTCCTGGAACTGGGAACACAGGAAGAGGCAACGGTGGAACCGTATGTAAAAGTCCCATTCCATTTTCGTTACCGTTTGCCATGATCGACAACACGTCAACACAAAATTTATCACGTGCTGATTTCGTTAGTTTTCCGTTTGAATCTAACAATCCAGCGCCAGCAGGCCCGAGAATTTTATCAGTTCCTACAGCCATTATTTGATCAAAACTTTTGTAGAAAACTTGCCATGAGCACTACCAGGTCCTACACCCAATATTCCACCCATTGTCGTTACTAATGGTGGCGATGTAACTTTGCCACCTGCTGAACTTGCGCCAACGTCAAGACATAATATAGCTGACGTTGCGTCTTCACCACCAAGTTTGATTACTTGAGAATCAGACGGTATAAAAACGATTTCACCGTTATCTTTGATGACAACACCCGCACACTCTGATTCAGGTGAATCGAATTTTGGTTGAACAAGAAATTTGATTGACTTTCTTGCAATTATTCTGATATGATCAACTTTTATGACACCAACACAGTCTTCAGAACCAGATTTGTCAATTCCACTTAGATTGACATTGAAATTTTTGTCAACGTCAGATTTCATGCTTAGGTAGATACGACCAAGGTCTGTCTCGAAGTCAGGATCACCCTCAGATTTTTTTTCATCATTTAGTGATTTGCTAACTTCTTTCTTTGACAGGGAATTATCTACAACGTTCTTGGGCTTTGTTTTATCGCCTGCACCTCGTCCAACGACAAGATCAATGGCGCCTGCTTTGCCTTTTTTGTCTTTGTTAGGTTTCCCCTTGACAGAATTACCTTTTTTGTCATTAACAGAATAATCTGCAACTGGCCCAGTCCTGTCAGTTCCAAGAGAGATCAAGGTATTATTCGAACCTTGCATAACGTAATCACCAGGACGTTTTTTGTATCGTGGTACATCTTCCATTTCTGAAATTTTACCAGAGTCAGAATCATTTATGATTTTTTCGTATGCTTTTTCACCACCAAGAGCAGAAGCTGTTATTCCGTCAATTACTTTTCCGTCTTTTGATTTTCTTGTTGCGCCGTTATCAAATCCAGGCGTCTTACTTGAAGTTCCTTCAGCTTTTTCAATTGTGCTACTCTTTTGTTCAAGGTGGAACTTTCTATCTGCGTGTGTATGATTTACATCATCAATGTCTCTGGGTTCTGTGATTCTTGATATCCAAAACCCATACAAATTTTCTTTGTTAGGTTCATAAAATACCCACACATGCTCGCCTGCTTTGATAGGCAACATCATGTGTTGTGAAAAGAATGGGAAAAAATACTGTGGTGAATTTTCACCAGTGTCAGTACCATCAAGAACTCGTCTGCCTAAAATCGTATTAACAGGCAATTTTCTAACAAAAGACGTATCACGTAACCCGTAAGTTTTTATCAAATACTCAATTCTTTTATCATCGTATGAAGTTGGATCGAACACAACCTCTTCAACAACAACACGTTGAAACGTTTGTGAATTGCTATGCACATCTCCAGTGATAGAAGATCTGCTTAATACGTCTATTGCAGAACCTTCTGTTGCTGCTTTAGCTCCAAACGTTTTTGTGTATTCTGACATTTATTTCTTTTGTATTTGCTTATAAATTTCTTCAGTGTCCATAGGTTCATCATCGTCGTCATTTTCTAACTCTTCAGCATTCTGTATCAATTCGGCAAGACGAATAATTTGATCGTTTGCCTTTGCCATGCATGCAATGTACTTGTTGATATTAGGACCATGAATTGCGTGTTCAGTAGAGTTAGTGATGACGGTTCCCATTAAAGCTGTCATTAAAATACTTGAGTTATTTCGATCGATAATTGCATTACTGTAAATGTCAATCCACAACCTCTTCTTTTTTTCAGACAATGTTTTGAGACCGTCCAACAAACACGAAAAATCGCGTATTTTTTGATCTGGAGTGGTGTTCTCCTCTTTGGTCAATTCATGTTCAAGGTTTGTTTTGGGCATCATATCTGCTCTTGACGTAATGTTTCTTGATAATTTGCATTGCCGCTGTCAACTGCTTTGGTGATAGACCTGTAAGCTCTCTCATATATAACAACACGGCGCTTTTATTTAGCAAATCAACTTTATCAATGTCTTTAAAAATAGATTTGATTGCGTTCATACACACTTCTTCATGTTCACCGTGAACTTTGTGATGAACTTCATATAACAAATTGCTGATGTCAGCTGTTTGATTTAAAGTTTCTAAAATTGCTTCTTGAGATTGTAACGTTGTGTGATCTTCAATTAATTCAATATCTGATTGTGTTAGCAAATCTAAATCATCAATACTAACATTTCTCTTCATTCTTAATGATTTTTGTTTTGTTCTTACGATTAACCAATTTTTTGCGACAACATTGAAATATGAAAATGCTGCAGTTCCTCTAGATGCATCGAACTTAAAAATTGTTTCAAACAAAAAATTGACGCAATCATTTTTCAAATCATCAAATGAATCAAATAATCCAGTGAACTTGTGAATATTGATTAGATTTTCGACGAGTTTTGAAAATGCAGGTAATATTTCAGTGACATACAACGTGTCTCGTTCTTTTTTTGTTGTAGCACTTTGATACGCAACAATTGCAGCTTGCGTATTTTCATTGAAATATAGTTTTGGGCTATTGGGATTTGACCCATTTTTTCGTCGGCGTCTAATCTTAACTTTAGGCATCACTGGCGGAGGTGATTGATCGTTTGAATTGTCACTCATCTTTTTCTTCGCTTTCCCAACCTTCTGTTATCTGATTTGCAATGACTAAAATTGCTTCTTGTGATCTTTTGATTTCATTAATCACGCCTTTTATATATGGATCGTCACTACCTATTGGTGTTTCTAACACCTTACCAATGTTGACATATGATGTGTTTAGAACATCTAATGATTCATTGATTGCATCTTCCATATTGAGAACAATTTTTGCCAGTCTAAAACAATGGTAACAACAAAAAACCAGCAATGCAACTAAAATAACGATAATAATTACACAAACGATCATATAATTCCCTTGAGTACATCATCATATTTCTTCATGATTGTCTGAATGTTGTAATTCTCAAGAATCAATGGCTTCAATTCTGATGCCCATCTTTTTGGAGCTTCGTAATTTGAATGCAGTTTTTTGATTTTTCGTTTAAAACACTCTTCAGAAGGAGCTGCCCACTTTGAATCTTTCATAAAAATCTGATTATCAACTCTTGAAGGATGAATCTCAACAAGCCGACTATCAATATCAATGTATTTTCCTAAACCAAGAAATTCAGTGTGCGCCGACCAGTTTGTTGCGACAACTGGCAAACCCGCGGCAGCAGCTTCAAGAATTGGCAATCCAAATCCTTCGCCTCTTGTTAATGCAACTAAAGCTTTGATAGATTCATTATGCATTAACGCATGAACTTCGTTATCTGTCATATCACCATGTAATAGGTGAACCTTTGGAAATTCAGAAGTCTGTCGAACTTCTTTTAGTAAAGTCGTAAAAACATTCTTCATCATGCTTCTGTCAAAGTGACTGCTTTTTCCACCGTTTGTTTTGACAACGATACCGACATCTTTGTTTCCTGCAAATGTGTCGCACAACCATTTAATCGTATAGAAAATATTTTTGCGATCGTTTTCTGGATTGTTGCCTGTAAGTTGTCCAAAGACTAGAAAATTGAATGGCGTGTCAAATCCAAAATCAACGTCTTCAATCACATCTTTAGAGTACACTACAGGAAACGCTTCTGGGACCACTTTTGAAGGCGTCAAGAGCGTTCCAGATTTTTTTATTGACTTCAAAGAGTGTTCTGAAGGAACAATAACTAATTGCATCTTGTTGCAAGCTGTGACCCATTCAGGGTTACATCTATCTGTTTCAACACCAGCGGTCATACCTACGTTGTAGGTCGCCATTGCAGTTGACCATTCATTTGGCAATTTCAATTGTAACGAAACGTCATACTTGGGAAGAGGCGGAACTGTCCTCTTCATGACTTCTCCAATAAGACCATCTTTATTTGCTGGATTTACGTGCCATGATGTGTCGCCCCAAGGCACCACTTGAACGTGAAGCTTGATTCTTCCTTGTTTTTCTGCGTTAAGGAGATATTGAAAAACTTGTTGTGCATGAACGCCATAACCACTTTGAGTCAACACTGGTGCGCTAAAAAGAACTGTTTTCATTATGTTTCCTTATAATCAGATTTTGATTGATTCCCAGCGCTTATACGAAGATTTCCAATTTTGCAACGTATTTGTTATGGTATCATCCCATGTTTGTATCAATCGTGGCAAAGAAAATTCTTGATGTGCATACAACATTGCTTTTTGACCGATATTACGTCTTTGTTCGTCACCAAGTTCATACATTTTCATTAATGTCTTTGCTTTAGTCTCATTTGTGACGTGATCTTCATAAATTCCTGGAACTTGCTGACTTCCAGTTAGTGTCTTGAATTCAACTGGCAATGCTAATCCATTCTCTGAACCATCACGATAATCAATAACTTGTCTCTCGAGGCCACCAGTTTTAACTGCAATGATTGGTTTTGCACAATACATTGCTTCTAGTGTTGCAAGTCCAAAGCCTTCGGCGCAGTTGTGCACAGTACACCCAGGTAATGAATATGTGTGATCGTCTTCAACGTCAAAATTATAAACTTCGCCTGAAGCTGTTGAATCGAACGATACACTATGAACTCTTGAAACAATATGACCATTTATATTCCAAGAACGACACGATCCGTTATTTGTTCTCTTGCGTTCGTTCCATTCAATTGTCCAAATTTTATTTTTTGCAAATCCACCATTTTCACTATAATAAGCATTTGGACAATACCCAAGATGTATCAATAAAGTTTTTGTGCCATACGCTAATTGATGTGACACTGTTCGAATACGATTTTTTTTATTTCCGTATTGTGGGTGTGTCAATTCACAACCATCACCATCAAAATAACCTTTCAAGAATGCTTTTCGAATGTCATTGTTAGAATTTAGAATTTCATTTGGCACTTTTTTTCCATGTGAATACATTCCACAAACATTATTAAAAAATTCAACAAGAACAGCTGATTCTTTAATGGAAACACCAATTCGATTGTTTTTGTTCTTGTAAAAAGATTCTTTATTGAAAACACGCTTAATTTTTTCTTGTAATTGATGTGCAAGTTCTTCTTCTGTAAGTCCGTTTAAACAAAATACAACAGAATTTGTTGTTCCATCAGCGCACCACAAACCTAAAATATACGCTAAATCTTCATCTAGTTTTAGAAATCTATCACATACTTGTCTGCCTGAATTAGTGTAACCTGCATAGATGTATGAATCATCAGCAGAATATTGATTACAAGTTGTTTGTTCATTATAAGAAATTTTTCTATCTTTTACGTAATCAAACAAATCAAACGTAAATGAATCGCAATCAGACAATTTTTGGTTATCATAAACAACATAATCGCCAACTTTTATATCAGATGCTTTTACCCACGTAACTAAATCTAGCATTTTATCAAGATTTTCATTAATCAAAAAATTAACATCTGACTTACGAATCACTCGAAATGGATGTTCTGGTGTTACAACAACTTTGTCTGTGTTAGTTACACCAAAAGTATAAAGACCTTCATTTGGTTGAAGATTACGACACGATTTATTTTGAACACGTTTATAGTGACCTTCGTGTGTCAACACTAACTCACCAACATTTACATCAGCAATTTGCTTGTATCCTTTATCTGTCACAACTAATTGAGTCCCTGGAAAACAACTATAGTTTATAACAGTATCGGCAATATTATACAGTTGATTCATTTCCTCAAACATCGGTTTCGATCTACTGAAAACAACTTTGTCTTTAATTCCGAGTGCTTCAACAATCACGTTTAGATTGGGTCCTTCTGGATCTAACGGATCAGTGTGCATAATAAGTGTTGCTTTAGAATGACCGTGTTTTTCTTGCAAATTATCAAGAAACATTTTCCAAGAAACTAAAACATCGCCTGGCATCTTGCGTCTGGCGTTTCTATTCACCCACAAAACAACAAATTCATCATCAGGTCTTCCTGATAACAACTTGCGTTTATGTTTCAGTTGCTCTTCAACAGAAAGGGGATGAAATAATTCTTGAGGCAATGCATGTGGTGCCCAATTCACTTTATTGGGATACTTTTCTTCAGGATACATCTTTTTTAGAAAATCATACGTCGGTCTATTGATGCAATTCAATAAATCGACAGAATCATAAATCTCTTTGTTATATGTCGGTGCATATTCACATTGATCCCATAAGTGATTATAAAGAATGGGACATACTTGATGAACCTCATCTGACATCGCAAAGATGTGCATGAAGAATCTAGGATCAGTAAACAACAGAAGGCCATCAGGACGCTCAGTCGCCAACAGCACTCGAATCATATCTTGGTTACCAAACCCATCAATGGGTTTGATTATGAAATCTTCGTTAACAGCGACAGTTTCATATGATTCATGTCGAATTGCTCCACCCAAAACTCTAAATGAATATTTTCCAGTGTTAATCAAACCGTGAATCAAATACCTCGCTTGACAGCCTACCCCGGAGCTTGATAACGGGTGATCTGAAAACATTAGAATTTTCTTCTTCATGACTCTATATTACTTTCTTACGTAAAAACGTATAACTACACATCAATTATAAATTTATGTTTTACACAACCGTAAATTTTATACATTTTACGTTCTGTAATTTCATTTTGTTGTGTTATTTGTTGATGTGAAAAACGTTGATTTTTATCTGTTAACCAGAACTTAACATCTGTGTCATCTAATTGCTTAAATCCTATTTTCATATATGACAATCCAGAACCAATTCTTGCATCTACACATGTTATGATTTGCGTATACTCATGCATTTTAGCCCATGTCTTTACGAATGTCATTAATTTTGACAAGCCGCCAGTTACACAAATAAATTGTTTTGTTGCGAATCTTACAATTTCAATTATATTTCCGTGTTCACTAAAAGATTTACGTAAACTAATAGCGGCAACAATTTCGTTTTTATATGTCAATCCAAACGAAATTATCGATTCTGCGTCACCATCGAGATGATTGTTAGAAAAAAATTCTTTCTTTTCATCGTTCTTTAAAACAACAATATTACACTTTCTAGCGCCAACTTTGACACTTTTCTTTAAACGATGCAAAATCATTGATTTGCAAATATCAATTTTGTTTTCCCATTCATCTTCAAAAAATGATAAAAATTCTACTTGTTGTTGTAAACAGTTTTTACGTTTATTTTCTTTGTCATTTTTAGATGAAAATAATTCAGAGTGCCAATACAAACCATCAAATTCAATCGCCAATTGATCTGGAACTAACACATCAATTTCCAACGGAGAAATAAACGTTCTGTTATTCAACAACACTGGTACATTTAATGATTTCACATAATTGAAAATTTCAATTTGCGATCTTGAAGGTGTTGAATCAAATCCACAATTTTTACAACGTAATTGATTATCATATCTTATTAGATTGTAGGCACTCGACTTATGTTCATAGGCACAAGTTTTACACTTTACAATTAATAGATGATCAATGTTTGTGTTTCGATTATCAAAATTTTGTAAACCATCAATAATTTCAAATTTATCTTGAATTACTAAATTCAAGCGTTGAATAAAAACATCATATGACATCCGTAACGGATTGTTTTTTACACAATAATTCTTCTTACGTGTTTGTGATATTGATCTTCTAATTTCTTCGCTTTTGTCAGTTGACATCCACATGACAACTTCACCAGTTTGAATTTTATTTTTCATTGTAACAGAACGTTTTTGTGATGCTTTCTTAACAATTTCTACGTTCTGTTCTTTTGTTGACCAATGTTTCCAGTCTGATGATTGTGTTGTTTGTAAACGACTTTTTACAATTTTTTGAATTATTTCATCAGTTGTATGACCATGAGCAAGCTTTCCAAACCCATAATTCCAACCTGACCAACGTGTATAATTTTCACAATCATTTTTACAAGAACACTTCGGTCTGATATTGTTACAAAACAACATAACATAAAATTCTTCAGAACTAATATTGTGTTGTTTTGCGTGTAATCCTAACGATCTTGAATAACCAGTAATGTGCAAATTGCAAATAGGACATTTCACATCGTATGTTTTAAGCCGAGATTTTTTTCTCATTTCATCTCTTCTTCACAAGTAACTTATGCTCAGGAAAATATAGGTAATCAATTTGTGTCTTCATAAAGCAATTAATCGCATGAATTGGTTCTTCGACGATTGGCTCTCTGTCATTGAATGACGTATTCAACAAAATAGGAACGCCTGTTCGTTGATACCATTTTGTCAAAAATGCGTGATACCATTCGTTGTCTTCTTTTCTGACAGTTTGTAGTCTGCCAGTTCCATCAAAGTGAACGACGGCAGGAACTTTTGATTTCACTTCATCTTTAAACGGTAAGACGAAGTTCATATACGGACTTTCTACGTCAGAATATACCTGAAACCATTCACGAACATGTTCATACAAAATTGACGGTGCAAATGGTCTAAACGATTGACGGTGTTTGACTTTCTGGTTGATCATGTCCTTCATTTGCGGATTTCTAGGATCAGCAATGATTGATCTGTTACCCAGAGCCCTTCTCCCGGACTCCGCCCTCTCGTTGAACACAGAAATAATCGAACCATTTGACAGTAGTTCTATCACAAAATTGTCATCCGAATTTTCTACCACCGCTTGAGGGCAACTTTCCAGAGCATCTAACACTTGTTTTTTAGAATATGACTTCCCAAGATATGATGATGCGTTTTTGTTCCAATCGACTCTTTGGTTACCCAAAACGTGATGCCAAGTGTGTTGGGCAGAACCTATTGTTAGGCCCGCATCATACGGGACGGGTGGAATATAAACATCGTACATGTTTGATAACATTCCCATGGCAACTGAATTTAAAGCAACACCACCAGAAATACAAATGTTGCCAATTCTAAGTTCCTGTACAGCGTCTCCAACAATGCCCAAGATCAATTCTTGTGTCGCCATTTGCAACGCACCAGCCATGTCAAACTTAGCTTGCTCATCGTTTTGTGCGATGTCACGCCATTTTCCAAGGAATGGATGCCGAGGTTCTCTTGGATCTTTAACAGACATACCTGTAATATGACCAGGAGCTCTTGCGACAGTTTTCGCTAAGTTATCTGTCATAAAAGACCTAAAATCTTTTAGATACTTTTCTGGGTTTTTTGCCAGCGCCGCAAGTGCCATTGTTGTTCCACACTGATTTCCGTATGGATATCCAGATTCATATCCAAAAACGCAGCGTGTCACTCTTGACCAAACACCACCAATATTGATCTGTGATAATGGAATGTATTTGACGGCTTTTAGTTTTGTATCATCACCTTTCCAAACTGTGACGCCAGTAGTGAATCCTGTCTCGTCTTCAATGCCACCACCATCTATTGTGATGATAATCGCAGATTTGAAATTGCTGGAATAAAATGCATTTGACGCATGCGATTGATGATGTCCAACGACGTAAAGTGGTGCAATACCAGAGATTTTATCCCATGATTGTTTGTACTCTTTGATTCCGTTATCAAGATGACATGTTGATAAACCAATGATATCACTTACATCACCATGATGGTCAAAGAACAATTTAATGCTATCATAAGGAGGTTCTTTTACACGAAGGTGTCTTTCTGCCTCTGTGTGCAGTTCAATTTTACCATCGTTTAAAACACAAAATGATGCATCGTGCCCACTCCAAAGACCTAAAATCTTTTTCATGTTACAATTTTACCCTTGTTCCGTCGCAAATTATACGCAAAAAGGGACGAAATTTTCCGTCCCAATCTACTATTCCTGATAGTATTTGTTGATCGTATGGATGTTTTCTGTATTCTTTACCACAAATCTGACAAACACAATCTCCAGACGCTCTAATAAAATCAATCATTTGCAATGTTCGGTGTCTTTATAGTCACAATATTTACATGATTCTTTATTTTTCAATGAAAATCCACGTTTGATGCAAGACAGTGAATTTCCAAGAATCTTAAGTGATCTATCAATTGTGACATCGCCAACAGACACTGGAATTGAGTAACAAATCTTTCCAGGTTTTCCAGACTTCAACAGAATAAGAAAGGCGCATCTAACATCTTTTAATGGAATGTTATGTTTTGTTGCCCAAAATTTCTTGTATAAGACAAGCTGAGCTCGCTTTTTAACATCACCAATTGCATCTCGATTCCATGGTCTATTTGCAGTCTTGAAGTCAATGATCCAATATAGAAATTGTCCAGGCTTTTTTCCAGGAACTTTTATGACGCAATCTATGAATCCTTTAAAATTCAAACCGTCATGTTTTTCAAAGAAAACTTTCAAGTCTTCAAACAATGCTTCTTCAGAAGCAATCATTTCCCAATTTGGGAAAGTATCATCTAAAAATTTTGGCAATTCATTCATGATATTTTGAATTGATTGCACTAATTTTTCTTTATTGCTTTCTTGAAAGCTTTCTGAAGTACCAAACTTTTCAAATCCTTCATCAAGAATTTTTTTTGCAGTGTCTAGATTTACTTCTTTGTTTTTCAAAAAATGTTCTGCAGCCGCGTGGACTGCAGAACCGAAAACTAAATGAATACTGGGTTTTGACAAATCAATTTTCTTGACATGTCTAAGATAATGACGATAAGAACAATCCCACCAATCCTTAAGTTCAGAAAAAGAAATGTGAGGTTTTCCGGTGGGTAATATCATGATTATTTTCCTAAGAAACACAAACCAGTAAGAATGCAAGCCAATCCAATCACTTTTGCAGAAGTAATTGTTTCATTGAAAATGAAAATAGAAAGAATGAACGTAACCATCGGATACGCAGACGTCAATCCTACAACCTTTGACACACTTTCAGTTCTTAGTGAAAACGTAAATGCTAACGTGGCCATCGCACCACACAAGGCTCCAATTAGAGCATAACAATTACCTTTGAAATTTGAATCAAACGAATGATTTGAAATTTTCAACATGTACAAGTAAATTGGAATTGTTATTCCGCTGCCGAGAGCCGCAATCAATGATACTTGTACTGGATAGATTCGTAATTGGGCTGCTTTATTAAAGATCCCCCAAAGACCCCAACACAAAATCGCAATTGCGATTAAAATGTTACTATTCACGGGACCATCAATGCTTGAATAGCAGTGATAACTCTATTTTTCAAATCATCTGGTAGAACCGAAAGTTGCACATACTCTTCTTGAACCATTCCACCACTTGAATACCCGCCAGTATGCAATTGATTTGGTCTCGGTGACAAGGTACGAATAAACAAAGGTCTTGTTGAATCAGTCGAAGTAATTGGTAATGTTAGTGTGACAACTGTTTGATCAGAAACATTCATGTGAATTCTCCTAAAAAGAGACTGACACTTGCAAAGGTAAATCTTATTGCAAGTGTTAGTTTTATACAGTAAAAACTACATCAACCGTAATAATGAGTTTCTAGAAGACGCAAAAGAGTTCTTGCTTCGTGACCATTTAGTTCCACAGTCACACCGCCTCTAGACAAAAGAAAGTTTGTTGCGTTGTTGGTCGACGTTTGTGCAACTGCAACAAGACTCCCAGGATCACGACGATCAGTGTAAGTCTCACGGGCATGAAGTGTATGAACGTTGACATTAGAAACGATACGTGCATTACGATTGCTCATTTATTTTCTCCAGTATTGTTTGAGTGTTTCGTTACTTTTTTACAGTACCATCTACTAAACTTATGTTCAAGAAGTGCAAAGAAATTGTTTCGCCTCTTCAACAAACAATTCCATATCTTCCAGTGACATAATCAAAGGAATTTCAACCGTATCAACTCTAAGCGTGTAATAAGATGTCTTTGTAGCCTCGTCTTGTTTTAAGACGATTTCTAATGCTCTTGAAGACCTAAGACAATAAACAACTTTTGCCGTCATTACCATATCTCTGGTAAAACGTAAAGTTAACACGCCATTGTCATCGAGTGATACGACACTTACATCATCTATTACTTGTTCTTGACTTTTAATAAAGTCGCCAACATTCACTGTTCTAACAAAAATTTGTTTCATTGTGACTCCTTGAGTTTAGCTAACGATTCTCTAACGTCAAGACCATCTAATTCATTTCCAGTGCAAGTCCAACCTTCTGTGTGTCGTCTCGCGAACAATTCAAGTTTCTTTGCATCAGGAAACATTAAATTGAATGAATTATGCAAGTTTTGTGGTTTCTTACTGTGCATCTCGTTTAAAGCAAGCTCAAAATCAGGTGGCAAATCTTCATCAACAATGAGTGATCTTTGCGATTTATTTTGAAGATTTGCATATGGTTTACCGCATGTTCCAATCAACGCAATTTCATGAGAACCTCTAAACATTCGACCCATGCCGAATTCAATTTTTCCTGATTTTGTGGTTTTACCCCAAACGTATGTTGTTGTTTGTCGAAATCCCCACGATGTCATTGTCCTAAGTCCATCAGATAACATCGATGAAGGAACCCATAATGCTAAAACTCCCCAATCACCAACGATAGATTGCACGTCAATATTGACAATGTCATCCACGGATAAAACACCTTTATATTGAGATTCTGCTCCTCTTTTGACAGAACTCATTGTCAATTTATCATCAAATTTCCACGGCGGATCAGCGATTATTACGTTAAATTTCATTCAACATCTCCTAATTTCACCGCTTAAACGTACTAAAGAATACTCAATTTGACAAAAACTAATGTCAATTTGTTTGTTTAAAACATGATACGTAAAAATTGTCTCTGGTCTGAATTGTGCAACGTTTTTACATAAATCGTCAAATTGATCATAAAGTTCAAAGTAAGATTTCATCACAGAAACATCACCAAAAGCAAAATAATCATGTAATGTTCCGTTTGGCGTTTTAACGTTTCCTGGTAAAAACAACACTTTTTCTCTACTTGACAAGATAACATCTTCATGAAATAACATGTCAGGTCTGACTGACACAATTACATCATATTTAATTTCACTTTGTTGTGATAACTCAAAACTTTTTTTAGCAGAGTACCACTTACTTTTTACGTTATGTGGTGGGGTTCTTGCGTATAAAAAACAATCATGATTTTCCAAGTCAAATTGAATTTGTGGTTCAATCATTAATGTTTTGATTTTACATAACGCATTTAATGATGCATCGTCTATTGGCGACAAACCGCCAACGTCTTCTTTTCTTGTGGTACCTTTGACGTCCCAAGTATGCATAAAAACATCACAGTCATACTTGTCAAGTAAGTGTTGACGAATAGACTGTGATGTTTTTTCAAACGTTCTTACGTGTCCAGAAAAGCAAACGGCAACTTTCATAGCAATCTTTTAAATTCTGTTACAATTTCCAAATCAATTTGACACAAAACACACACATAATCTTTAATTTCAAATCTAGATTCTATTACGTGGTCGCAATAACAACATACTGAATTACAAGCTTTTGTTTGTAACCATAAATCTCTTAATTCAGTATGTTCATTAAGATCTAGCCAAGGACTCAATGCCCAATAAACAGGAAATTTTTTAACTTCACCTGTTTGTAAAACAAATTTAAGATATGACCCTTCTATGTATGAACTTACAACTTTCATTTTCTTCACAACGTATTACGTCAACTACTCGATAGTTCACTGAACCAATCCCCATGTGGAAATGGCTTCATCATACTCTTTACCATGTTGGCGATCAATAGCTTGTCTCATGGCTCGAGCACCATTGACTGTGCCTCCCGGATGGCCATGGATCGCTCCCCCACAATTTAGAAGCAGTTCATTACCTAACTTTCCTCTAATATATTCTACAAGGCCTGGGTGCATTCCACAACTAAGCGCTGGCATTGTACCATGAGATTGTAAGATCTCGACAGTTTTCTTCAATTCACTTTCATCGTCTGATGAATACCCGCCTAACATTCCATTGTGAATGAAATCGGCACCCATCATTCCAGCTAATTTACAAACAACGCTCCAATCAATGTGAAAAGCATGTTTCTTTGAAGTGAAAATCTTGTCACCACTCTTTTGAAAGTGTAAAAACAAAGGCAAATCAAGCTTACGGATGCTATTGTAAACACCCAAACCAGACCAGAAATTTACATGAACACCATTAACACCAGCTTCATGAACTTGCTTTACTCTATCAAGAACGTTATGTGGATCTGCGTTAATACAAACACAATACACAACATTTTGTGTTGAAAGATATTGTGCTAGTTTTGGCAGTCTTTTTTCAAGAGTACAACATGATGGATTTGCCATAATCTCATCTTCTTTTATGAAATTGACGCCACCGTCGACCAAAGCTTTGACAAGATCTAACAAAATGTCTTCATTCATACAAACTTTTGGTTTGACAATTCCACCAAGAAGAGGCTTGTCATAAACACCAGTGTACTTTCTAATTCCTTGAATCCCAAATTTTGGTCCAAGAAAAGTGTTCTTAACACTATCTGGAAATTGCACATCTAAAACATGACATTTCACAATACTATCAATGTCAAGCTGACCACCCATGATGTGGCACAAAAATTGTGACATACCATCAGACAAAAAATCAATGTTTGACAAAGGAAATGCAATTTTTACAGTTCCAGATTTACGTTGAAGTTTTTTGCTACCACGTTGTTCTAACACAATGCAAGAATGCTTGGCGAATAGTTCATCAGACTCCCAAGCATTTCTAACGTTAGGATTTCCAACGCTTTGACCTATTGCTAAATTCCATGCAGCGTTTTCAAGACTTTTTGTTGACGACAATTTGTACGTCACAACAAAATAATCAGTTGTGTCAAAATCAGGTTGAAATACTTCAAATTGTGTCATACTTGTCTCCTGGAACGCTTGGTGTTTTCACAACAACTAACTCACAATCTTCTAAAAAGATTGGGTCGCCAATCTCACTTGGTTCAACAACAAAAATATCGCCAGAATTTAATTCTTGACCTTGAAATAACATTTTTCCCTTTACAAGAAAATTTATTTCAGTGGCAATTCGATGTATATGAGGTGCCCAAAATTCACCTTTTTGATGAATCTTGTAACTCACTTCACATGCTTCTGTGACATGTGCAGAAGGTGAAAAGTTTCCAACGAACCATCCACCTTTCATCTGTTCAAATTTGTAAATCTTCATTTTATTGTTGATCTCGAAAGATATTTTTGCAAATCTTCTGGCGTTCCAATTGGGTGATGTTGAAAAATTGGGTAAATTTCAACAAGACCACCACGAGAAATTGTTTCATTGTAGACAGGACAAACATAAAACTCATTGTTTGTACGAATGTTTTTTCTGATCATGTTTGATGCGTCAGAGACAAAATCAGAGCCTTTTCGCCAATAGTAAAGACCAGTTGTTGCGCAATTACTGATGACTTCTTTTTCAGCAACACGAGACACTCTGTATTTTAAAGGATCGTTTACATCAATTTCAGCGTAACTGTTCTTGACATCATTTGAATGATACGTCACAATAATGCCATCAGCTGTCGATGTAGAAACACAATTCATAAATTGTTGTGGAGTCCAATCCTCAATTTGATCACAATTTGCAATCAACAAACTATCATCTTGAATGTAATCTTTTGCTAACAAACAAGTTTCAGCCGCACCACGTGTCAAATGACTTGTTGTAATGACTTTGCATCCCGGCTTCAGTGACGACAACAACAAAATTAGGCGATGATAATCTGGTGCATCTTCTCTAACAACAAACACGTACTTTCCAATATTACCAAGATTATCAAGTACTCTGACAATCATTGGTAGACCGTTGACGTCAATTAGTGGCTTTGAATCTTTATATCCATTTTGAGAAAACCTTGTACCACCACCAGCCATCGGAATCAATATATTCATGTGATGATTTTATTCTTTTGCATGGTCAATGTATTCCAACGATCAGCTTGATATAGCCAAAATTGTGCAAAAGGGTCATCTGCTGGTTTAACACTAGAACCTTTCATGTGAGTTAAAAATGGTTCATTTTCATAATGAAATTCTTGACCAGTTCCTAACCGCGTTGGCTTTGTAAAATTAAAACAAAACCCATCAAGACCGTATGGTCGTAATTTCATAGGAAACTCATAGCCAACATCAAGATAAATTCTTGATCCCTTGGGCCGCCCGTATGATAACGCTTGTTCTTTTGTTACAATTTCGTGCGCGCCCTTATCAGGATGAGGCATAAATGAAATATTGTGTTTTTTCATCAAATTATGTCTAAACATTGCAACAATCAATGCTGGGAAGTTAACATACTTTGGTAAATTACTGTCTTTAAAATAATCTGTGCCACAAATGACAGTCTTATCAGTTAGCTTTGAAACCATGATTTGGTCCCAATTTTTACGCAACATCATGACATCGCAATCCGCAATCAGACAATAATCAGCATCAACATCATCATATAACGATTGAAGAACAAGCGCATGGCCAACTGACCCAGGTTCTGTTTCAGTATCCACTGATTTGATTTTTAGTTCTGCATGTTGATTAACAAATTCAACATGTGAATATTCAAATTGTGGAAAATTGTTTAATCCAAGTGAAAATGTTAAATCATATTCACCAGAACAAGTTTCCAACGCAGATTTCATATACTTTGCAACAAACTTGTCAGAATTTTGTCCACATGGAATAATGACTTCAATTTTTTCTTTATTCATTCGCAAATCCAATTAGTTTTCAACATGTACATACAAATTTCATCATGATATTCGTTATCACGAAATAATGATTGAACGTGTCTACCTTCTTCAAGAAATCCTAGTTTCTTATAGACTTTTTTTGCAATATCGTTATAATCTGCAGTTGTTAGACTTACTCGATGTAAACTTAGTCCTGGGTATGTTTTATCAAAACAATAATCAAGCATCAACTTCCACATCGTTATGGCATGTCCCTTACCACGATGTTGAGGATGTATGTCAGCACCTAAAATGCAATTATTGTTATTCTTGTCAATGTTGTAAAACTTACAGAATCCAACATTTTCATCATTGACACAAAAAATGAGTCTTTTTTCAGTTTGTGAATTGTTTATTCTATTCCACCAATTCATATGACTTTTAAAATCAATTGGTGTTGGATCTGTTATATTGCGTAATGTTGTTTGATCATTATGCAATTCAACTAACCACTGATGATCATCATCTGACACATATCTTAAACAAGCGTTATCGTATTTTCTTACACATGTCATCTACATAACTCAATAACTCTACGAGCAATGTGTTCAATATCTTTTGATTTAAGCCACCAACCAACAGGTAAACACAATTGTTGTTTAGAAAATTGTCTCACTCCTGGTAAGTCTGCTTTGAATTTATTAAAACAGGTATATGTGTCATTTGGAACGTGAACAACACCTGCTTTAATTCCTTCTGAATTAAGTTTTTGCAATAATTGATCACGTGTTATAGGTGAATTATCAGAAAGCGTAATTCCGTACACCCAATGACTTGACAATGCTTTTGGGTGTCTGATCAGTGGATTTACATTACGTAACATTGCATCATAGATTGTTGCATTTTGTCTATGAGCGTCAATGATCCCATCAATTCGCCACAAGTTTGCAAGCCCAATTGCAGCTGAAACATTATTCATGTTATGTTTCCAACCTGCTTCAAGAATGTCAACGTCCCACTGTTGACCTTTCCAGTTTCCAACTTCATCTTTTGATTTGTCTCTATCAAGACCAAACCATTTTAGCGCTTTTGCACGCTCAAAGGTTTCGTTATCAGAACAAACAAGTGCGCCCCCATCGCCCGTCGTAAAATGCTTGATGGCTTGAAAGCTATAACAAGTGAAGTCTACAAATTCTGACACAGGTTTGCCCTCAAATAGGGCTCCAAAGGCATGTGCTGCATCGAGGATTAGTTTTATAGAATGCTTCTTGCAAATATTCTGGACGCTGATTAGGTCAGGTGGTGTACCGCCCCAAGCAACAACAACAACTGCTTTTGTTTTTGGTGTTATTTTTGCCTCAATCATCTCTGGTTCTGGCATTCCACTGTGAGGATTAATGTCAGTCCAGACAATGTTCGCACCTAAGTTAACAATTGGCGTGTTCGTTGCAACACAAGTCATCGGCGTAGAAACAACATCATCACCAAATCCGACGCCAGAAAGTTGTAATGCCAACGTCAGTGCAGATGTACAACTATTTGTTAATAACAATTGTTTTGAACCAAGTTTTACTTGCAACGCCTGGGTCAATTCAGTGACTTGAACACCTTCATTTATAAATCCTGAATTAAAAACATTTTCAATTTCTTTAAGGGCATGCAAGTTACTGACACCAACACGAAATAATGAATACTCTTTCATGTTGTTGAAATTTCCTCAATTTTTTGACCTGAAAATTGATCAAGTTTCATGTCAAACACGTTCAATTTGATTAGGTGTTTTTTAAGTTCTTCTTTTGTTAGAACTTTCATCGAACTGTCATAAGATTGAACTTCACGAGAACAAGTTGTTGAAAACACTGGTTCGATTACGTAATTTTTAGCTTTTGAACTCTTGTAATCACAAATTTTTCTTGTTCTTGTTGCTTCGGATGTGTTGATTAAATCTTCATGTAATTTTTCACCAGGGCGTGAGCCAACAATTCTAATTTTCTTTCCTGATATTTCAGAAAACAATTCAGCTAAATCACCAATTTTCATTGCTGGTATGACTGGAATCCACGTTTCCCCAGATGCACCATTTACGATGGTTTTGCATATTAGATCAACGCTATCATCAAGCGTCATTACAAATCTTGTCATTTCAGGATTCGTAACTGTCAAGCAATCATTTTTTTCTGATTGATACTTGAATAGTGGAATTATACTTCCTCGCGACTCAAGCACATTTCCATATCGAGTACACACAAATGCAACATTATCTTTACGCTCAGTCGATGCTTGACTAGTTATCAACCGTTCAGATATTGCTTTGCACATTCCATATGTGTTTATTGGAGATGATGCCTTGTCTGTGCTAACGTATAAAACTGTTTCAAGTCTCTTTGAATGAACGTCATTAATTGCATTTATGACATTTTGCGTGCCGTGAACATTTGTTTGAATACTTTCCCAAGGCGAAAGTTCACATGTATCAACTTGTTTAAGGGCTGCAGCAAGAATGATAATGTTTGGTTTGACTTGTCGTATTACGTCTTTGACTCTATTGTAGTCTCTAACATCTCCAACGTAAAATTTGGGTTGTTCAATAGAATATCCTTTGATTGACAGATCGTTTTTAAGAGTCCACTGTTTTAATTCATCACGTGAATATACACTAATTGAATTGTTATCTGACAATCTATCAATTAGCTTTTTACCAAGTGAACCTGTGCCACCAAATATCAAAATTGACTTGCCTTTGATCATTTTGTTCCTTGAAAAATTTGAATCAAATCGTCTTTGACGTCAACTATGAAATCACTGCGAGTTTCTCTATAACCGATAGAATTTCCATTCTGGACATAACTTCCCATCAAAACAGATTCTGGGGTGTTACCTAACTTTGAATGGAAAATTCCACCGTCTAAAATCGCAGATTGTTTATGATATTCATGATATAATCTTTGAAAAGTCATCTCATTAAATGACTCTAATTTTGCAAGTTTTTCAAAAATTTCATACATCACTTCAAGACGACTTACAGTTGGTATTTTAGCTAAAAAATTGGTTTTGTATATTTTTGCCTTTTCATCAGCAATATCAAACCAAACTCGCTCTCTTGTCAAAAAATTATTCTGTACACACCATGCATATTGTCTTGAATCGACACAAGGTCGTTGTTTATCGTATAGATGACGCTGATTTACGAAAAATTCTTCAACTCTAACAAATCCAACTTTTCCATTTTCATCTAGAAAATGTTCAACATCTTCTAGACGTTTAAAAGCATCATCTGTATGAATCAAATCTGATTCAATCACATAAAGATATTTGTATTGTCTTCCTAAAATTGTTTGGTAGTTACGTAACACCCATCGAATCGCACTCCAAAATCCAACGTTGTGTTTGCTTTTTACCACATTTAAAAAATTACTTGTTAGTATCGTATCAGACTCTGCGATCGTTGATGCATTGTCAAATACGATCATGTGATGTAAAAAATCTTGATCTTCAAATGATTTCAGATTTTGCACAACTTGTTCAAGAACATTAAATCTTGTTTTTTCTAACGAACAAGTAACTAACAGATACAGAATATCGTTTGTCATGCTAACCTGTCAAGAAAATCTGACCAATTTTTCCAATATTGTTCATTGAAAATACGACGTTTCATCTCTAACATGCCATGACGTAAACTTTCAGCAAACTCATGATCATTTTCAATTTTAAGAACTGCAGTGACAGCATCTTGAGGAGTGTTCACTAACACACAATTGAATCCATCAATCAAGTATTTTTGTGAACATGATTGTTGTACGTATGATTCAGTTGTAATCATAGGCGTTCCAGTATTCAATGCATGGAAAAAACACCCGCCGCCCCAATCTGTTTGTTTAAAATGAACTATTGCTTTCAACGTTGATATGAATGCTAGACAGTCTTTTGGAGATAAAGTTGGAAAGTTTCCTGTCGGCCCATTTTTATGATACCTGATATCAGCACCCATCGAACGAATGTTTCCACCGTAATTTGTGACCGACATTGAATGTTCATTTAACAAATGATTCATTTCAACGAAAAGTCTGTAATCCCTTGGTTGTCTGATTTCAAAGTTATGATTAAACGAAGCAAAACCGTGTCTACGTTGTTGTGGCGTTACGCCTAACAAATTCAATTCAATTTCATGACACATAATTGTGCATGAATTACTTGATGTTTTAGCGTTTTCATAGCTTGCAGGAATAATCTTTGCAATGTTTGGTGCCATGACACCACCTGGAGAGATATCCCATGCATTAAGTGTTGATGAAACCCATTTAGCTGAAGGAAAGTGCTCTCTGGTTATCTGAACATACTTTGAAAGGTATCTTTCACCACCTCGAAGGGTGTGATAAATGTCGATATCATATTTTTGTTGTGTCAAATCAACTATATCACATATCAAATCAGTGTTAGACTCGACTGTTTGTTGAGTCAAAAAATAATCTTCACCAAACAAATCATCTTGTGTTCTATCAAATCCATGAATGTCAAAGTTTTTTTTGCCATCTGAATTTCGACACAACAACATTGGCCACGTAGCAATTTTCGACCATTCAAGACCTAAAGTGCCGTGTTTTGGTAAAAACACGTTATGACCCAACAATCTATAGTGATAGATGATTGAAAGTTGTCCAGACCTATCATCTGTTGGGAAAATAAACACGTTCATCGTGAAGACTCAAGATAATCGCTACAATAGCCAGAACACCTGTTTTCAAATAACTTATACGAATCTTTTTCAAGTTTGACAATGACTGATTTTTGTGTGACAGGTTTTCCTGGATAAGTCCAGATGTATCCTTTTGATGTTAGCGTATGATCGTCATTTTCATGCCAAAAACAATGAATGTTATTTTCAAGCAAAAATTGCAATGCTTGATGATTTTTTGCATGAACCCAAATTTTGTCATTTTTCAAAAAATCAACATCAATTTTATATGTCGGTGTGTCATGTCCGAGATACAAACCATTGTAAGGCTCATATTGCTGTGAATCGTCAATCCAGACATCAACTTCAATATCAAATCCAGCTTGCAAAGCTTCTAACAAATAGTCAGGATGATTTTCCCACTTTGTCTTTCCACACATATTTCCACGATGAGCAATCAAATGAAATTCAGACATTTAAACTCCTCACATACTCTCTAACAGGATCATCAATTTTACGTTGAATACGTTTCACACCAAACAAAAAATCACGATCATATAACTGTTGTTGTTTTTCAAACAACCTACGTTCAAGACAGTATTCTGTTGGTGTTGTAATGTTTCGTACTTGGTCAATCAAATTGTTGTCAATCGACACTCTTGGCCATGACATCACTTCACTAAACACATATGGAAACGTTATTTGTGTAGAAAGTTGTTTTGCAAGAGTCGGGTAATAGACTTCTTCTCTTGCGTATAGAGTGTTGTTGTGATCGTTATCATTTTTTGTTTGATATGATTTGATCTTATCTCTTGCGAAAAACAAATCAATGACTCGAGTCATTTCTTCAAACAACGTAACATCATAAAAAGTGCCCTCTGGTTGAGAACAACAGATTGAATCTGACCCTACGTAATTTAACATGTCACGTAGTTGATCATCATGTTCAGCTCTACGTCTGGGGGTCCATTGCATGTCTTTATGAGTCACAAACGTATTAACACCACAATGATGTGAATTAATGTATGATTCAACACCAGACCTAACGAACAAATCATTACTAGCATGCAAACAAAACTTGTCGAATCCTTGACCTAGTTGTTGTTTGGCGTACCTAAAGTTAGAATTGTGAGCCTGTATTAGATCGGCCCAGCCAACGGCTAGAAAATTCTCGTTAATTAGAACACTAGAATCTATTGCATATTCAATGATTAATCTCGGGTCACCTGAGAAGCATCTGTTTATATGAACAATTGTAATAGAATTTGGAACGAACTTTCTTATGTTCTGAAGCTGATCAATAACAACAAGAGGTTGTTCATGAACTAACAATGAAATAACAATGGGTTTCATAACAAATTTACGTTCTTCGTAAGATCTTCAGGTGTTCCAAGTCCTAACATTTTATCACATTGAAATATGACGATTTTCTTTCCATCTGCGATTGCTTCATTGTAAACTGGACAAACATAAAACTCATTGTTTGTGCGAATGTCTTTTTGGATCATCTGTTTAGCATATTTGACATAATCACTACCTTTACGCCAAAAATAAATGCCTACGGTTGCGTTATCAGAAATTTGTTGTTTTTCTGCAACTTCAACAACAACGTCAGAAAATTCATTCTGTGTTTTTGCATATGACCATTTATCGTCGTTGGCTTTAAACGTAACAATTCCACCGTCGATTTGATTTTTTATTGCTTGAGTCATAAACCTGTTATGATCCCATTCAATGTATTGATCTGAATTAATGATGAACAAAGGATCATCATTATTGATGTAATTTTCTGCGTAAAGTGTCGTAGAAACAGTGCCATTTGTCACGGAATCAATTGAAACAGTGACATCACCATGATTCAACAGTTCTGCAAAACACCGTTGATATTTTACTAAATGTTCTTGAAGCGCACAATAAACGTATTTCCCAGGAATTCCAACGCTGTCAATTGACACTTGTACCATTGATTTTCCACGAACGTCAATAAACGGTTTTGGAATTGTGTACCCAGAATTTACAAATCGTTGGCCACGTCCTGCCATTGGTACGAGAACATTTACGTTTTCTAAACCATGTAAAATGGTCGCATCAAATTGATTAAATCGACAGTTTCTTTCTGCATTTCTAATTTCTCTGATAACATTTCCAATGTTTACTTCATCAACAGATTTAACTTTTACAAGATGTGCACCAGAATCTAATGCAGCTTTTTGACCGACTACTGTGTCTTCAAATATGATTGTTTCTGTGGGACAAACACCACAATCTGACATTATTTGAAGATACGTTTGAGCGTTTGGTTTTTGATATTTGATCTTATCACCACCAACGACAATGTCAACATATTGCCTAATTTGCATTTTTGTCAAAATTTCATTGACATATACGTCACTTGAATTTGATGCGACACATATCTTTACATCATGATAAAACTTCAATTTTGAAAATAAAAATGATTTCTCATTATCTTGTTCAATTTCAAAATTGATCATATCAAGTGTATGACGTCTTTTTGAAGTTAAAATTCTACCATGTAGTTCTTTAGGAAACCCTTTTTCTTTTGTTAGAATTTCTAATTTCTTAGACGATGAAATTCCATCATACGACTCATACCATTCTTCTGATACTTGAAATGTAGGATTTATTTCTTCAAGTGCTCTATTAAGAGCGACAAAATGAATATATTTTGAATCAGATATGACTCCATCAAGATCGAAAATTACACACTTAATCCAAGATCTCATTTAAACACCAATTCCAAATAATTCTCTTCTAAAACGATTAAACCCACCATTTGATATTAATAACGATGAAACGTTTTCATAATTAGCGTTTATTACACTTTCGTCAATCATTGACAAAGATTCATTGTAATCAACGTCAGTACGTAAAATACATTTATCATGTAACAATCCATCTTGAGCAAGACCCACATAATGTGACAAAATAGGTGTTCGAGTGGCCGCACATTCTGGAATTGCTAATGGGCCACCTTCGACACGAGACGTTACTAGATACAAATCAAGACAACTATACAATTCATTGACGGCTTCAAATGACAGTCTTAGATTTGTGTTAAAATGTGAATGACTAATATTATGTTTTTTAAGTTGTTCAACAACAAATCTGCGTCGCCATGGTGTTAACACAACATGTACATCTTTTTTGATTGACTTTGTCACGTCAACAAGAATATCTGGGCCTTTTTCAAGTTTTGGTGCAGAAGACTCACCTTCACTATCTCTTTGAAAACTGCCAACAAGAAACTTGTCTTGAGGTAATCCATACTTCCGTCGTAAAGATTGAATATTCGCTGCTTTTTTCCACAAACTATCGTTTATCCAAAATGGAATGTCAATGATTGGTTTTGGTGTTAGGCGAAGTTTATCAAAAATTGTTTCTAGTTGCCATTTAGTATGTTTACAAGGGGTATGATACAATGATGTGATTTCATGTCTAATGATAAATTTGTTTACTTCTGAAATGTTGTTGAAGAATTTTTCAGAAACCTTTTTATCTGTGTTAATTTGTTGTGTTGTATTAATCAATAATGGCGACGTTATGTGATGAACAGTTGTTATCACTTTCTTGGATTTAAGAACAGTGTAAGGAACATGATCAATACACCAATCAGCGCATAACCATATCGTATCACAATGATCATAATGTCCCACAGCAATGTCTGAATTGTGTTCATTCCACTCATTCACCAATCTATCAACACACCAATCTTCATGTGGTTGAACTGTGTAAATTTTCATTACTATTCAAAATATAACAAAAATTTACGTTGTTTAAACGTCAAACGGCACGTAAAGTGCCGTTAAACTTACACAAAATACTTCAAATATTCATCGTTTTGCCACCACCAGAACCAAATGCAGTCCACAGTGATTTAAACATCGAACCAATTGTTCTTGGTGTTTTTGAAACATTCAACAAAAATTCAACGTCAACATCTGCCACGACAAATTGATTGAATCTCTCAAAATATGCCCTTAGTTGATCTACTGATTTTCTCATTAAAACTTCTATGATTTCTTCAATAGAAACAAATTTTTGAAATCCCGGTGTCTTTGTCGCCAACGTTTGTGTAACGATTCGTTGAAACTGACCAAACAATCCGTTACCTTTTTTAGAAAGATTTTTTGTGATATGACCCTTCAAAGAATCATTTGAAAAATCATACTTGACTAACGCTGAACGAAGATTGATACTGGAAAGTTCATCTCTGTCAAGAGAGCTAAGAATTGCCTCCATTTCACTTCTATCTTCACCAGTAAATAAGTCTGCAAGTGCCATGCAACCCCTAAAAATAATTGCAAAATCCGCAAAAACTTTCATGAATTGATCTCTTGATTTTGAAACTTCTGGACTCATTTTCAATCCAGTTTTCTGAACATCAACACCAGCTTCAACGTTTTTAATGTCTTCGTACAGATCGTTTAAAAGTTCAATTCCTTGAGTTCGTAATGTTTCTACTTTTGACGCAAGAGACGAACCAACAAACCATTTTACAATGATATTTGCTGCACGAACCATTGAGCGAAAGTTTTTTTGAACTTCATAAAAGTTTTTATCAGAAACACCTTCAATGACAAGCAATCTCTCTAATTTTTGAGCTTCACGCAAAATCTGAGAATTAATTTTTGCAGAATCACTCTCTGTCAATTTTCCTTCTGACATTAGAAACAACAAAGTCGATAATTTTTGTGTCGATTTTTGTCGATTTTCACAAATTTTATCAGCATCTGTAGAAGAGATAAATTTGATTTTTTTACACAAGTCTTCATTGATAAGGGGAAATGTTTTATGCATCGTAGATAACAGTAATTAGTTTCTCAAGAAACGACTTGTTTAAAAATGTCAATATATTGTTGCGCCACACTTTTAATATCTAGTTTTGATGCATCAACTTTAATATTAGGCAAACTGTTCACTTGTAAGACGTCAATATTGGGTGGATTATCGTAATCAAACAATTCATAATTGTATTGTTGCTTCTCTTTTAGCACTAAACCGTTACTTTCAACAAGTTCTTTTGTACCACCAGATTCAGAACAAATTACAGGACACCCTTGTGATAACGCTTCACATACTACATTGGGAGAGTGATCTAAATATGCTAAATGCAACATCCAATCTGAAATTGAGTATATTTCAAGACACGTTTCATGAGGAACAGAACCTGTATAGTAGATGTTCATATCAGAAACAATTTTATCAGGACCGTTTCCCATGACAATTAAACATGAAAATGGTTCGATTGTGCTACGAATATGCTCAAATAATTCAATATTATTGTTAAGACGTTTTTGAGGGTGCCAATTTGCAGAACATACAAATACTTTTTTATACCTATCATGAATGTGCAGTAATGCTTCACTTTTTGTTTTGACTTTTTGTAATTTTATTCCATTACGAACAACATGACCAGATCTGTGATTTCCCCACCAATTTTGAATCATGTTTTTATCAAAATCAGACTGGAAAACGACAGAAGAAGCGTTATAATATGTCGATTGAATATTTACGTTGCGAGTAGCAAACTCTTGTGGTTTAAACCAAATTCCATCAAGACGCTGAACAAATGGCTTTTTAGTATTAAGACGCTGCGTCTTTTCAATAAAAACTAAAGCAACATCATAATCATCACAATCTGCAATCACATGACCTTGCAATGACAATTCTTGTGCAAGTCTTGTCGCAAATGTATGCGGTCCAGAACTACTGTCAAAGTTTACGTTATCAAAATAAATTTTCATCTTATTCGACCGGAATTATCTCTATTATTGCATTTATCAGTTTACATGCGCCCAATGACACTTGCAATGGTACTTCATCATGAAAGATAGTTCTAACGTTAGGCGTGTAATTTGTTGATTCAACAAGACAAGGCAAATATCCCGCTTCTGATAACGACATTGCGACAACAATTGCATGTTTTTTAAACTTTAACGCATACTCAATTTTTACGTATTGTTTTTCAATGTTGTCGCGTACAATTTTGCTAGTTTTATCATCGATAATAAGAGGTTGTCGTATCAATACGACAGAATCTGTATTTTTCACGGAGCCCTACGACGTAATTCTCCTGCAATTATGTGAGCAAAATCAGCATCGCTAAACAATGATCCAATCGTCCTCAATTCATCAATAGGCAAATCAGAAACACTGATTGAATCATAAATCTTCGGCGCACTAATTGCATTTTGTGAATCACTTGTAAAAATAAGCTCTGGCTTTCCAATTTTAATGCTTGAATACAATTGTTGTGAAATCCATTCTTTTGTTTTTGATGTGAAATTTAGCTTTGATTTACCAAACGTTTCATCAACTGTCTGTCTAACATAGACGTAAATTTCACCCAAAAGTTGTTTGGTCATTGATTCACCAACATATTTTTGTAATCCACGATTGATGTAATGCGTCAAAACGTCAGCAAATCGTGTGTTAGCTCTGTAATTTTCTTCCATGTTAAACCCTTTCTATGATTGTTTTTACATATGATTCAATACAAGTTCGCCAATCTGTTGGCACAAACGACGTATTTTGTGTGTAGTTTTTTGACAACAAAATCTTCTCTAATTCGGTAATGTCATCATATGAATGATCTTTACCTGTAAACTCAACAGCACCACCACCAGCAATCCACGAATACGTTGGTAAACCACAAGACAACGCTTCAATTACGTGATTCGGTCCCGGATCTGCATATGTTGCTGTAACATACACATCATGCTTTGTTAGTTCGTCACCAAGTTCTTTTCCGTGTAATGGTTGAACGTGTACTGAATTTTTAAATTGATACTTTGATCTTCCAATAAACGTGTATGTGAAATCTTGATTGTTAGCGACAAACTGATCAAGCCATGCATGTGCATCTTGACCTTTTTTCTCGTTATCACTCCAATGATGTGTCACAATGCTAATTTTTTTGTTTGTTCTGGTTGTTGGACAAAACACATCTTTATCAACACCATTGTAAATCACAGAATTACTAGAGCAATTCCAAACTTTTGATTGGTGATATCCTAAAGTCCAATTGGAAACAAAAAACGCATGTGTAAGATGAGAACTACACATTTGTAACAAAGGATCGATATCAGTCGTACCTTTTCTTGCGTCACATTCATTGATTCGTTGAAAGATTTTAATCTTCGGCATTAAGTGTCGATATGCTAAGATTTCGTTAATTGACAGTCGCAATTCATCATATCGTGGATCGACAATTAAAACAGCATCAGGTCTTGTTGAAAAACTAGTAACTGGGGTGACACCAAACTCTGGTGCATATTTAAAAAATGCTTGTACCCATGCGTTCCCGCCACCCCATGGGCCATTTACTGGTCGACGATTGACAAGTATTTTCATGATTCGATACCAATATGATCATTGATCAAATCTTCAATACGCATTGAAACAATGTCTTGACACAAATTTAACATCGCCAAAAGTGCTAATTCAAATTCATCTGTTGTTTTTGATAACAGACGACGATGTTTACGAATGTATTTTGAAACTCTAACGATGTCATCATCAGGAACCGACAATCGTCTAACTTTATCAATACAATCAAACACTTCTTTTAAATTGTCAATCATTGTTAAATCTTAATCTATACGCAGTTAGTTTTATCTTACAAATCCTCTACTACGAAGAAATTGTGCTTCTAACGCTTGAAATTTAGCATCACGACTTTGAAAAGTTTCAGGTTTTTGTGAACAACGATAGGCATAAAAAGGCAATGGAACGTACGTATATTCTCTAGCTTTTTTAAGCGCTGGCAGCATAAAAACCTGATCACCAATACGTTGAAAGTAATTCCCATATTGATTACGGTAATTCTCGTCTTTCACGTCATTTAATAATGATTTTCTAAATGACTTTAAATGCGAAGAAACCCACTGATGTTCATAAGGATCAACGCCTTTTTGTAACGGACCAGAAATATTTCTAAACGTTAATTCGTCATCATAAAACCATCGATGAGCGCTCCAAACAACGTCTAATTGCGTATTTGATTCATAAATTTGATTCAATATCTCTAATGCTTGATTATCAATCAAAAAATCATCAAGATCAAGACGTAAAACAACATCATTGTCTGAACAATGTGACAATCCAATTAACGTGTTTTCAACTTCCCATTTCTTACAATGATTTTTAATCAACGTCAATTTGTCTTTGTTGCCACTAAGTTCAAACAAACTTTGAACACATTCACTTGTTTGATCATCTGAACAATCGTCGATAACGATCATTTTCCAATCATGATAAGATTGTGCAAAAACAGAAAACAAAGACTGTTTTAATGTTTTTGAAGAATTATACGTTGGGACAACAAAGACAAATTGAGTCTGTTTCATGTTACCACCGATCAGAAATCTTTTCTGTACGTGTCAATAGGACTTGACCATAGTCAATCTTATCGTCAGTCATACCGCGGTCGTCATTAAACATTCGTCGATCAAGAATAATAAGTTGTTTTTGAACTCCAGGAACTTCAATCTTGTCAATGACTTGAGAACACTCAATGTCAGCTTCTTTTTTTGTTGGCAGATGATAATCATCAAAGAGACAAAAGACGTCCCATTTGTCTTTGAGAAGATCCCAATCTGATTGGGTGGCTTCTGCACGGTGATCACCATCAATATAAACAAAGTCAAATTTATGTTCTGAAGGAATCTTTGGTAACAAGTCTTGTGATGTTCCTTTTGCAAATTGAATACGTTCAATCCATTCTCTTGGAAAGACTTGAGAAATTAACTTTGCATTGTTTTCATCAAACTGAGGATCAATTGTAATAACATGACCTTGTGCACCAATTTCACACAATGCTTTTGCGGCACAAATGGCTGAATAACCACGACCGTATCCAATTTCGATGTATGATTGAATCTTATAACGACGAATTAACTCATGAATCAAGATTCCACGTTCATAAGCAGGCCTAAAAAAAGCACCGTGTGACTTCCACTGTGGTGACTTCTGATCTCTCATTTTCTTTGCTGTGTATTCACCAATGTAATCAAAGTCACCAAGATTAATCAGAGACACGTCAATATCATGAGAGATCAGAAAATCATCAATCCTAATTTTTTCCATGCCTTAAACAAACAACTTTACAACAAAATGTATCAATTTTTATTCATCTTTTGAAGAAGCGACTGACATTATTGGAGTCACTTTGATCAATTCATCAACTAATTTTGGGTAGTTTACTCTACGTTTACTACAAAGCATCAGATGAGCTAAAAGAATATTTCCATCAGCCTCTAATAACGCTTGTCGCCATTCCGCATCATGTTTTGCTTCTTTATTTTCGTGTATAGCCCAAGCTTCCTCTGACCACAATTCACGTTTTGGTGTTTGAACATTATATTTAACACGAATATCTGATAATTCCATCTCTTTAGGCTCGATGGCGACGACCTTACCTCCGGAGATAACAACCCAATCGTCTTCACCGTGATTTGAGTAAGAGTCATAAACATTATCAAGTAAATAACCTTGCCCTGGCCAATCTGGGTCCACGTAGGAACCCACATCGTCACCTACTTTGTAAATCTGACACTCATCCATTCCACATTTAATCTGTAGTTCACGACCATCAGGATGAATTATTGACGTATACATTCCCATTTAATCCTCTTTCAAACTTTGACACAGAGTGCGATGACAGTGACTAACACATTTATCTGATAAAGCCAGTGCCAAAAACATGAAAATTTATCTTGCAGTGACCGAGCAGGTATAGTGCTTATCGTGACATGATTTGTGGAGGTGACTTGTTTATTGACACCCACGGTGTGATTCTTCCGTCCCATTTATGATGCCAGATCCAACCTCCCATTGAAGCAAACTCTTTAGCACGAGCTTCAATCATTTCTTCAGTGACTTCGCTCCATGGTTTATCAAACATCATATTTGATTTTGCGCTATCAACGTATTTCTCACCACTAATGTCAACCCAATGTTTAGTCCAGTAATCACGATAAGTTTTAATCTTACGAACAATATCAAACCAACTATAATGAAATACACCAGGAATTTTATCAGCTACTTCGTTCAACCAATTTTCGTATATTTGTAATGATTTTTTGTCGCCATGAAGTGCTGAAATTCTTACATTTTCAACATCTCTAGTCATGAAATTAACAAATGGGACAGGTTGAAATGACACAGAATAAATCAGGTCACACCCATCTGAACCTGGTGCAGAAAATAACAACCCATTACTATCAAATTTTCTAAGGGCGACTGGGATGCCATGGGTGATATGTGGAAGGTTGCGGCTCAAACGCCATTTCCAAGGATTGACATCAACTCTTACTTTGTCGTATCCTCCCCAATATTCAATCACTGGAAGGGCGACTGATTCGACGTTTTTTGGAAGTTCTTTGACAAGTGTTTTAATCTTGACATAATCGTCTTCGTGAACAATTTCATCACTATCTTGTTGCCAACAAAAGTCACCTGTACAGTGTCGTCTAGCTTCTGCTTTTTGTTGACCATCTGCGACAGAAAACCTGACTTTTTCAAAGTCAATTGGATTGATGTATATTTTCAAAGAATCAAATTCATTTTGCAATTCTTGCAATTTTTGAACTGTGTCATCAGTTGAATCTCCGTCAACAACAACAACTTCGTCACAAAAAGCAAGCAATGAACGAATTGATTGGATAAACGGGTATTCTTGCTTGACACAATTATACGTCGTCATATATCCAGAAATCGTAAACTGTTTCTTTGCTAGTCTTGAAATTTCATTCCAGAAAACACTAGGTCTAGACTTGAGATACTCTCTAATAGATTTAATATCGTCATTATGAAACCATGACTCATTTGAGTGTTGGACGTGTTCATTCAAGATGAGTTGACAACCTAACAATTTTGCTTCAATCACCATTCTAGGACAAGTGTCAGCACCGTTTGGAAGATAGACAAACCCTTGTGAAGAAGCCAATTTTTCAAGCAACTGGAAATATGGAACATTCCATACGACTTCATACTCTTTGTTGTTTTGTTTGCACCAGTCTTCAGCTAGATTAAATCCCTTAACCCACGACTGAGATCCCAGAACGATCCATTTGTTTGTCTTGTTACTTTGATTTAGTGAAGAAATTTTCTCTAGTGTTAGATCGTCAAAGACAGAAGATAGAACGATGTTTTTTCTTGTGCTAAGTTCTGGAATTGACTTGAAGTGTTGATTCATTTGATCAGATGACATCCAGAACCTGGTGTCAGCTGCATATAAGAACGATGCAATCAACATTCCAAAATTGGATTTATTGCAATCACACTTAACATGCTCTACATCGTAGTGTTTTTCTTGAGATCGATACTTGCAAAACTTATAATCATACTCAACGACTGAGTAATTCAAGTATGTAATTATGTCTGGAATCAGTTGGAAATCTATGTTTGAAACATTCCCAAATATCCAGTACTTGTCAGCATTCTCTTTCACAAGAGAATGCGTTACATCTTTGGAATGTAATTTAAATACCTTCAAAGGAGAATTGGAAATCAGAGCTTGAGATGTTAACTCAGCACCTCCCGTATAATCTTCGACAAACAAATCTGACACAAATATTACTTCAGTGCCTTTTGGCACTGAAATTGTGGAATAACTAAACAAAGATTGAGTATTAAACATACAAATCACCTAAGACTATCTTACATAGAACTAGTCTGATGTTTAACGTTTGTATCATGTTAAATTAAGACGAGGGAACCGAGTCTTAATTTAACTGGATATTCTAGTCTGATCTAGTCTGATCTAGTCTGATCTAGTCTGATCTAGTCTGATCTAGTCTGATCTAGTCTGATCTAGTCTGATCTAGT